CGACGATTCCTAATTTCATTTTTGATTTTACCCATTCAAAAACCCATTGTTTTTGGGATTTTTGCCTTTCTATTTTTGATTTATGTACCAATTCTGTACCAATTTAATTGGTTATACTATATTTTTGATTATTTTATATTACTTTGAGTGCTTCTGCTACTCTGTCCATTTCTAAGTTCTTTTGTTCGTCTGTCGTGTGAACGTAAAGGTTCATAGTGATACCTATGTTCGAGTGTCCTAGTATCGTCTGCAAGGTTTTAGGTGTCATACCGGCTTCAATACATCTTGTTGCGAATGTGTGTCTTAATACGTGCATTGAAAATCTCGGTATCTGTGCTCTGTCACACGCTTTGTAAATTCCGGTATCATATGTGCTGTTTTTCACAGGTGCCCCGGTCTTGCACAAAAACACTCTGTCTCTCCATTGAATGTCAATAAATTTGAATGAAGCATTTTTGGCTTTCTGCAATTTCAATAGTGATACAGCTTCATCGGTAAGTGGAATTGTCCTATATCCCGATTTGCTCTTAGGTGGTCCCTCTCGCCATTCTCCTGTTGAATGCCTATACTCTAAGCTCCTGACGATTTTAATTGTTTTGGCTTTAAAGTCTACATCTTCCCATTTAAGCCCCACAAGCTCACCTGTCCTTAGCCCGGTCTGCAATGCAAATCTGTATTGATACTCATATGATGTGCCTTTGATAGCTTCACAGAATTTTTTCTGATTTTCAATCGTCAATGCTTCTTTCTTTGAGGATTCCTTACCGATGTCGGATTTCACCATGCGGTTGCACGGATTTTTGGGGATTATCTCGCTTTGATATGCGTAGTCAAGCATGTTGTATAGTGCTATGCGTGTCTGATATATCGTTGCCGTCCTGTAATCCTCGTCAGCCATATTAGTCATTATCTTTTGGCAGTGAAGTGTGTTAACCTCTCGCAGTATCTTATTTCCGATAACAGGCTTTATGTTGCGTTTGTATCTCTCGGTGTAGTTTCTTAGCGTGTTTGGTCTTACTGTGCGCTTCTTAACGCTTATCCAGTAGTCAAACCATGCATCAACCAACATGTCAGACGGAAAGTCGGGATTGCTGTGCTCATCAGTGTACTGCTCATCAGCAAGCCACTTTTTACACTCTTGTAGTTTAGCAAATAACTTCTGCACTCGCTTTCCATTCCTTGTCGTGTATCTGCCAACATAGTACTTGTCTTTTCTCTGACTAATGCCTCTGCCTAGTTCTTTACCTTTCAAGTCCTTTCCCATATTAAATTTTCGCTCCTTTCACTTATGGAAAAAGCCTTATGCAATTTATTATAATATCACATAAGGCTACATAAGTCCACATTTGATTATATCTCTATCGTCTCTGCGATATACTTTTCAAACTCTTTTCGCTTGATTAATCGTCTCTTTCCGACATACATAACAAATTGGCACCTTGGGTTGTTTGTTATTTCTCGGAGCTTGTTTACTCCGATATTACTGTATTCCGCAGCTTCATCAATCGTCAGCGTTACTTTTTCCCATATTGGCACTTTATTAATCATCGCCTGACTCCTTTCTATCTTTTCTTTAATGCCTGCCACTCTCCGGGAAGTGGTCGTTTTTGAAATTAATAGTCTCTGTGATACCTCTTCAAGACTTTTATCAGCAACTAGTAGTTTAAAAACTTCCGCTTCCTCATCGGTGAAATTGGCATTTTTCATAATCTCTTCAAGTTCCGGCTTAGTAAGTTTTGAAAACTTCATAAGCCTGTCTCCTATTCTTCGGTTTTGTTTGCACTGTGTATACAAGTATTTGAATATCGGCATGAGCTGTTACACGGCTTGTTGTCCTCGTATACGCATTGTCTTTCAATTGGCTCTATATCACTTATAGTTCTGCTATTCATCTGCTCTCCCATCTCCTTGCTTGATATTCAAATTCTTAAACATAGCACACATAACATCTACAACTATACTGTTTCCAAACTGCTTGTATAACTGCGTGTTACTGTTTACTGCTGCCATTTTGTCAATATCTTCATCAGATACACCCATCAGCCGTCCACACTCTCTAGGGGTTAGTTTTCTGATACGATATTGTGTAGCAATATGGCTATTCGCATATCCGTGTGTTCCGGCTACAAGATTAGCTGATATGCCGTTATCGGAAATAACTGTACCGCATTGAGAACCATTGCTTGATATTTGACCGACTTTTTGGATATTATTTTCAAGCAATAAATTATCTTTCTGTACACTTGTTAAGCAATTACTTGTACCTTGCATATTTACTTCTAATCTCTGCTCTGTTGGGTTTCCCACAGTTCTATCTGACGGATTATCAGGATTTCTGCCACGCATAGCGACTATGCACATATTGTCTTTATGACTGCCTATGCCTTTATAATATCGTGACGTCACTGTGCTTGCAGTAGGTGTATTAATGTCACATATTTCCGCATTATCTAAGCTGTCTAAGTGTCCGTTAGGCATTTTATCTAATTTGCATGGAATTTGCTCTTCAAGAATTTTTGGCTCTTGATTACCACCTTGCATTGTACTCAATGTCGGACTTCACCCCCCCTACATCATAAATTCTGCCAGTTTGAGGATTACTGAAATTCTTTTCCTCTGCTATGTTACCTATTTGTATTACCTCCATAACACTTCTCGGCTCCTTATATTCTCTTGCGGTAATTGAGGGCATTATGTCCGTGTATGTTCTCCACTTGCCATTTTCAAGACCTCTTTAGCTACCGTCTAAGATTATTTGTTCCATAAGTACAACTTCTAAATCATGTTTTTCAGCTTTGACACATTGGGAAATCCCCCCCCCCTGATAATGCCTTTCTGAAAATTGTCTGAAACTTCCGTGTAAATACTTCCTATTACTTCCATTCAATTACTCCATTCATTGTATCAAAGCCTGTTCCAAAGCCTTTATAATCTCTAGCACACAATGTTTTTGCTACATCATTGCCAATTTTATCTACATGATTATAATTAAGCATTGCATTTATTCTCGGCAACAAGGTTTCCGTCTGACCGCAAGTTTGATATTCCGCAGTCATATCTTGCCGTAATGCAGTTTGCAACTTCTCTCTGTTGTGGCTTGTTGATTGTTCCGTCAACGCAAGTCTGCTCTGCTCTGCTCTGCTCTGCTCTGCTAGGGATTGTATCTGGCAATGTTCCGTTGTCAATAAGTGTCTGAATAAGTTTCTGTGCCTTTTCATTGTTAATGTAGTATTTCTCGTCCACATTATCCTCTAAATAGTCCTTTAACCGCTTTGTGAGTGGTATAGGGTTAGGAAACTTGTAATTATATTCTCCTAAGAACGAGAACATAAAACATCTTTCCCTATTCTGTGCTACACCATAGTTTTTAGCATTTAGGTCTTGCCAGTAATTCACATATCCCAAACTTTCAAGGAAATCTAGCCATTTTCTAAAGTCGGGCATATTATCCTGACTATGTACTTGTGGCACGTTCTCCATGAACAAAATCTGTGGCAATTCTCCGTTGCTATCTCTGATTTCTGTTAGTATTCTCTCAACTTCCCACAGTAGGCCGCTTCTTGTACCACTGCCCTTAGACATTCCGGCTTGTTTTCCGGCAACTGATAAATCCGTACAAGGGAATGAGTAAGTAAGTAAGTAAGTGAATGCATTTGTGTCGCAGATATTCAAATCTTCTGCATGAACCTTAGTTATATCCATTGTAGGAAAATCTGTGCCATGCACTGCGTTATAGCTTGCTATGGCATACTTATCAAACTCCACAACTCTGTAATGCTCAAATTTAGCACCTATTCTCTTTAGTGCCATTGCCTGACTGCCGTAGCCGGTCAGCCAGCAAATAACTCTATAAGACGAATTGGCTTTGTAACCTTGATAGGTTCTCTAATTATGTCAAATAATGTTATCTGCTGCATTTCATCACTTCCTCTCTGTATTTCCAACCATATCCACCGGCATGGTTTCTTAATCCTTTACACACTGCTCTGATATTTGAGCTAGTTTTCATATTATTTTCTCTTGTTGCTTCTGATATTGAACTATATTCAGAAATAATTTCTTTTGTGTTCAAATCAATTTTTAATACTGCTCTGCAAGGTCTACCGGCATGGTACTTTTTTCTGTCTTGTAATCCGGTCCTGTATGCGTGTAATTGGTTTTCTGAATTATTGCACCATTCAAGATTTTCAATCCTATTGTCGGTTTTAATGCCATTGATATGATTCACTTGTGGCTTATCAAAAGGATTTTCAATAAAAGCCATTGCAACTAATCTATGTACTTGTTGCGTTGGCAATGCTTGAATATGAGTGATAACATGGTACCCCTTTTTGCTAGTTGATTGCTTAAGTACTCTGCCGTGCTTTATATAGTATCCTTTCCCGTTCCATATCCGTTTATCTTTAGAGCGAACATTACCAATATTGGAGGCTTCATATCCAATGCAGTTTGGTATGTCTTTCCATATTTCTTTCATTTTCTCTTACCAAAAGGAAACCTTGGTTTTATGTGCGCACAACCTATTCCTTTCTTTGATTTTTAGTCCTCTTTTACTAAAAAGTTAATGGCTATTTTATTGTGTACCAATGTATACAAAATGCCTTTTTCTGCTTCAAAATCAAAAACAGCATATTTTTCTCCACCATTTTCGGTTTCTTCAATACTGTTTACAAGTTGCATTTCTTTAATGCCCCTAGCTTCAAACGCGTGTAATGCATTTAGTAAATCCTCAACTTTGTTAAAATTTCTGCTTATTGGTAATGCAATCCTCATTCTGAATCACTCGCTTTCTTTTCTTTTAAAATTTCATCCAAGCAGGCATTAAAGCCCTTATTCTCAATCAATGGGACTTTCCATGTCCCTTTCATAGAACCTTTGCACTTCCGTAGTTCAAACTCTTCTTTTTTCTTCGGCAGTTCCCGAAGCGGGCACCAATCCGGTCTTTCGTATGTTTCAGAATCAACAATTCTTGATACCTTCATAGCCTGGCAACTGTCAATACCTGCATCCGCGTTACAATACAAAAAGTTGCAACCGAAACACGATTCCGGCATATCCATAACCAATACTGCTTTAGCCATCTACTTCACCCACTTTCAATAAATCCATAAACCTTTAAATCACAACCTCGGTTTACCGAGGATTCGTTATTCCTTTCTCTTACATCTACTATTTACTTCGCTACACCACTGCTCTTGTATATCATCATCGGTCTTATCTCGTCCACGGATGTCGTACCATGCAAACGCTACCTCTGCCAGACCGATTATGCCGAATACTATGAGGGCGGTGTATACTACTGTTGCTATGTTGGTCATTCTTCATCACCCCAATCTAATTTCTTACCGCAGTCACCGCAATGTGTTTTGTTCCAAATGCTATTTTGCACATGTCCACAATTAGGACAATTTGCGAAAAGTGTATCTTTTTTGTTGAGGACTTTCTTCGCTATCTGCTTTTCAGTGTAACTCTTTCGGATTTTGTCCATGTAAAATCCGGCTCTTTGTGCTTTTTCTTTGGTTTCAGTTTGCTGCTCATATTTCTTCATTCTTTCTTCAAGTTCTCGTTTCGTTCTGCTAAAACAGGCTTCGGTATTTTCTTCTGTGACTTTTACAATCTCTTTATCGCGCCACCGGATAGTTATTTTTGTTTCCTTGCTATTGGTTTTATAAAACATTCGCAAGTCATATCTCCTTTGCAGTGGTCGGTAAAAATCGTAAAAATCTTTCAAGGAATCCATTGTGAATTCCTTTCTTTTATCTTCTGTCGTGCCAAGTTTGCCTTTTCGCAGGTCGCATTCTTAACGTTTTTCTGATAGTGCATTTCGCAGACCTTATATCCGGGCTTCACCGGATTATCACAGAAAAAACATAATCCTTGTTCATATCTGCCTGTCCTTTCGGGCATTTTAACATGTGCTCTTCTCATTGTTTCCCGGCAAAATGTGCAAGTACTATATCCCGGGTCTGCTTTCCTTTTACGACAGCGTGTGCATATGCCATTTTCCTTGTCTTTTTCGTATCGTGCTTTTCGCCATACTTTTTGTCGCTCATTGTATTTTTTAACATCAGCGGCACGTTTCTTTGACGCAGCTTCGGCTGATTTTGCCCTACACTCGATACAGCTTTTTTCATCACCATACAGCAAATTCTTACCACATCTAGGGCAGATGCCAACTGCCTGTAATTTTTTATAAAGCTCTCGACCATATGCTGTCTGACTGTTTTTACATGCCGTACAAACCGCACCTTCTCTGTCAAGCGGTTTCCCGCAACGCACACAAAGGTTACTGGCTTTCCGTTCTTCATATCTCCGTCTGGAATACTTATCTTTTATCATTTTTTGCTAGGAGTAAAGCCAGCTTTAATTGTGCGCACAAACCTCTTTACCTCCTATCTTTTCATCTGCTCGATACGTTCCTTGATTTCTTTTGGCACTGGTACACATTTCTTCGACTTATTTTGACTTTTATTATCTTCAAGCGATAATTTTATCGTCTGTTGATTTCTAGAGCCGATTTGAGCCGAATATGAGTCTTTATTAACATTCTCAATCAATGCTTGTACGTCTGCAGGCATTTTCTTGATTTCTTCTTCTCTTTTCACGACTGTTCGGTACGACCGCATGAAGTTTGATTGAATAACGTTTTCAACACTATCCGTGTTTGTTTGCGACCAATTTCGTAAATTATCGGGAGTACCTACTGCTTTCTGTACCAGTGGTGGCAAATTGTCAAATTCTTCAACAGCACCATAATAGCCATTCCTAAGTGCTCTGCTAACAAGGAACCATGCTTCCATCTCGTTTAGTTCCTGTGGATTCTGAATGGTGTATATTGTATTTATCAACTGCCCTATGCTTGGTGCAAAGCCACTTGTATCGGATGTTATGTAGGCTCTCAAGCCCATTTGCACAACGTTGTAATCCATATCCTTAAGCATCGTATACCACGTATCAACTGCCACTGTTTTATCCGGTGGTTTAAAATTCGGATATGCCGACTGGATAACCATTAAGAGTTTAATTGTTTCATCTCTTGTCATTAAGCATTCCTCCATTCATCAAACACATTTTCTTTATTTTCCTTTTTTCGGCTTCTTTCCCAAGTCCGGACTGCTGCTTTCCAGTCTTTCATTTTGTTTTTGCCAATCATCCAGCCTTTGGATTCGTAAAAATCAATAAATGATTGAGCATCAATGTTATTGCTTCTCTCAAGACAGTACTGCTCGACTTCTTCAACGCTTGGGGGAATAAAGCGTTTTGTTTTTTCCCCTCTCACACTCTCCCCTTTACTATCCTTAACTATACTATCCTCTCCTAACCTAACCTTACCTATACTATCCTTACCTACGGATACATCTTGTATACACTTTGTATACATCTTGCTTTCATCAAGGGTGTATGCTTTATTTTTCTTAATTCCAAGCATGGATTTTTCGTCTACATAATCAGTAGGTCTGTATCTGTCGGACTGTATGTAATTGTGCATTTTCCAGTGTTTAATAACTATAATTCCGCTTTCAAATAAGATTACAAATGATTTTGCAATCAGCAGTTTAAAATCATCATCACTCGCACCGCACATTCGCTGTATTTTCTTGGGATTATTAACAAATCCATCATCGTCAGCATTCATGGATAGGTGAAAGTAAAGCATTTGAGTACTGCTCGGCATATCGAGAAAAGCGTCACTTTCGGTTATTTTTTTAGCAAACATTCTACGTTCTGCCATTTAATTAATCTCCTATTTTCTTCAAGTTTCGGTTGATGTATTTTAATCTTTTCCCTCGTGGTTTATATTGTTATACCTTTTTCTCAACGTGTTCTGCACCTTATTCATTCCCTTAATGCCACCGACAATATAAGCTATCTCCGCTCTATTTTCTGTCGCTTTTGTTTCTGCTTCCATGTCGCGCAGTCCGTATTCGACCTGAATAATTTCATTTGCAGTAATTCTTTTCAGAATTTCTTCGCAATTTCTTTTACTCAAAATCTTCATTCTGAATCACCTCGCTTTTATGCTAAATAATAGCCTTTACTTTTAGCCTCTGCATAATCATCTTCGGAAAGTAAAACTTCTGTCTGAATTGCTTTGTTACCATAACAATCAACATCACATACAACATTGAAAAATAACATTCCGTTCTTTTCAATCGGTTCTTCGTGAGTTATATTTGTTACATAGTGTTCAAGTAAATTCATTCTCCAATCCCCTTTATTTCAAAGCTCTCACAAGTGACATCAAGTAAGCAACCGCACCGCTCAACTTCCGTTGTTCCCCAATATGTCTTGTATCTGTAAGAATTTGCACATTTAAAGCAGAAGTCTTTTCCATTATTCATTTTGCAACTTGTCTTTTTATCCTCCAACTTCTTCCCAAGACTCTCATTTATCCTTTTGAGTTCTTCTACATTTTTCTGTAGTTTCTCAAAGTCATCAATGAGTTTATTGTATTTCTTCTTACTTAAAATCTTCATTCTGTTTTGCTCCTTTCAACTGTTCTACTATTTCGTCAATCTTTTCTTCCTCTAAGATTGTGAAAGCATATTCTTCCTTGATAGCTTTTATAGTGTCATCAACAGCCTTGTTATAACTATCAAGCCTAGCATTTCTGTATTTCAATATCTCATTATTCAAAGTTTCCTCGCCCCAATCTCCGCTATCAAACCATTCAACAGCTTTAAATACAGGACTAAGTGCTTCAAAAAGTGTTTCTATTCGTATGCTTGCCGACTTGATATACTCAACTAGTCTTTGCGTATCTTGTGCTACATCTTTAAAACCTGCACTATTCAATCTATCAACCATATCTTGCAGTAATTCTGTTGACGAACCATTCATAAGCTCGTCAACATCTTTGCAATACAAATAACTCCAACTTCCACCGCTCATTCGCTCCTACCTACTTTCAATAAATCCATAAACTTCTCATACTGTTTCTGCGATACCTTGTTATTAGCTTTATCTTCTCTCAATTCGATTTTAAGGTGTTTTTCGGCTATGTTGGATAATTCCCTTGCAAGGTTCTTTCTACCTTGTTGTATGCCCTGTAAATAGCCTTTAGGTGCTTTTCTCTCGCCTATTGAACCGCTATCACGATTTCCACCTTGTCCACCTATGCTAACATTTCTAAGCTGATAACCATTGTCGGCATACAGTTTGATGTAATACTTTTCCTTTTCGTCAAGCTGACTTTCGGGGAAATTCAGAAATTCAACTCGCCAACCATACGGATTACCCTCTGAATATAGCTTATGTTTGCGTATGCTAAGGTCTATGTGCTGTTGATAACCTACAAGGTGGCTTGCCAATCTGCTAAGCGTATGTATCGCCTGTCCGACATAGGCAAACTTAAAGCCGTTTTCATCTTCTCGGAGCAAGAAGTATATCCCACTTTTGTCATTTAGCTTTGGATTCAGCTTCAATAGTCGTTTTTTATTTTCCTGTTCTATTGCCTTGGCTCTTGCTATGTTCTGATAATTCAATGTTTCCACCTGCCTTTACTATGCTTTTACACACCGCAACTATCGTTTGTATACAGCCATCATATCCATCGTCACAAACTTCTTTAAATACACAAGTTCCACAATTAGTACCATCTTCAAGTTCAATTAGTGCTTTATCCATTGTTGCCACAACCTTATCTACATCATAAGCTGTTGGTATATCATCAACATTTATCAACTTATTTACTCCGCTATAACAATGACTTGCGATTACTTTACCTTTGAATTTGTTTGCGTCAACTAGTCTCATGCTCACTCCTTTGCACCTCGCTTCACAATCTCAACGGCTTCTTTCAATGGTACCATTCCCATAGGTCTTGACAGCATGCTTCTTTCCTCTAACTGCTCTATAACCTTATCCACATCGTAGGCGGTCGGTTGTTCATCAATGATAGTTTCAAATATTTCAGATAAAGCCTTACTGATATAATTTCTTTTGCGAATATCCTCAATTAGTTTATTTGCGTCAATTAATCCCATTCTTATCACGCTCCAATAATATACATTCAGTTTCAAAGAGTTTTTCAGATATATCTTTTGAATTAACTCTGCTCTCAAATTCTTTGATAAAGTCTCTGTATGCCTGTTCTCTCACTTTTCGGTCATGCTTGGTGCAATCAAGCTTATCAAATGAAACAGCGACTCTTCTGACAGAACTATAATTTGGCACATCAGGATTAAGATTTATGTATCTTTCACTGCATATTGGTATGATGCCATTTTTCTGTAATAATTCTGCAATCTGCGATGTAAACGCTCTTGTAATTACATGCTCTTTCCGGTCAGCTATTTCCTTTGCAATGTTTGCAAATACTTCGTTTGTATAATCCATTATTTTTCCTTTCTAGGGCAGCCGTTATTGACTGCCCTAGAATCAACTGACTCTTAATTAAATGGTAATTCTTCGTCAATACCATCAGGAATTGACATAAAGCTATCATCGGGCTTTGGCTGTGGCTCTGCACTGCTGCCACTTGAATTTTTACTGTCGCAAAATTCCAACTTAGATATGTTGCAATCGTTGGTGTAGACTGTGCTTCCGTTTTTATTCTTGTAACTGCCTGTAGTCCACTCACCGATAACTGCTATCTTTGAACCTTTGAATACGTGCTTTTCTACTGTTTCAGCAATCTTGCCAAAAGCCACGCAGTTAATAAAATTTGCCTTATCGTCTTTTTTCTTAAAATTCTTGTCAACGGCAAGTGTAAATCTTGCTATTGCCATTGCATTTTCACCCTGTGTGTATCTAATCTCGGGGTCTCTAGTTAATCTGCCAATTAATGTTACAATGTTCATTATTTTTCTCCTGTCTGTTTAATTTTTAAAAAGGGCACTTTTTCTTCTACCATATTGGGTAATAATTCCCACTACCATCCACAATCCACCAACCTGTACTGTAAGTGTTAGTTAGTGGGTCGTAAACTTTTCTTCCTTTAATCATCAGCTTTTCTCCTCATAACCAGCTCAAATCCTATTCCGGGATATGTGATTGAATACTCCTCTTTTCCCTCCATATTCCCCATAAACCACTCGAACACAGAGGCTATTGCATTGTCGGTAATATCCGTCTTTTGCCCCACACACATGTGTTTCTCGGTGTCCTGTGTTCCGTAATATATTCTGTTGGTAATTGGGCTTACGCCTGTTCCTTTCTTCTTAGCCATATCTTGCTCCTTTCTAAAACGGACACTCACTGGGATTTTTCAAATCCCAACTTTCCTCTGCAACCGCAACGTCCACATTCGCCCCATTTACGGCATTTTTCATCTTGGCAATAAAACTATCCTTATCGGCATTTTCGCTTGATAGATGGCACATTATGACGTTCTGCAAATTATCTGAATAATTTGCCTTAACAAAATCACAAGCTGTGTCAATGGATAAATGACCTCTGAAAACGTGATTAGCTTTGCCTGTGTTATCCCTGTCTATTAAATCCTTGTCATAGTTCACACCTAAGAGAATGTGATTTATGTCCTTAAATTTCCACTTAATAACTTCACAATCCGTTATGTAAAGCATTCTCCCCATTTCCTTGTGAGCAATCAGAAAACCAAATATCGGACAAGGTTCACCATTTGCATTGGTATGTGTCCAATTTCCGTCTATTGTTGTCAAATCAAAAGGCTTTACTGTAAACTCGCCCATATTCATTGACATATAATCAATCTTCAAATATGGTGCATAAATCGGTATTCCCATTGACTTAAAATCTTTAACCGATAATGAATGGTCTTTGTGCCCGTGCGAAATTACAGCTCCAACAACATTTGATATTTTCCAATCAATACCCTTTTTGATAGTCTTTTCTGACACACCCAAATCAAGCAATAGGATTTCTCCTGTGTCACTAATTAAGGCATATGTATTCCCTGTACTTCCTGTTGCGATACATTTAAGTTTCATCTTCGTCACCGCCTTTGGACTCGTTTAAATATTTGACACGCAATTCATAAACAGTTTTGCAAAGGGTATTACAAATTTCATTGGCAATTTCCCCTTCGTTTGCTAAGTGTCGAACATAACTCTTGCCACAAATATAGCAAGTGAGTTTTCTTATAAGTTCCCACATAGACCACGAAGTAACACTGTCAATAACCGTTCTCATCAATCCGTCTTGCCTTTTTCCGTCAACAGTTCTCTTGACAAACCAATATTCTCTTGGTTCTTTAAGCGTTGTGGCAACATCTTCTCTTATCACTTTACCCTTTAGTGATTTTTCCACTTCTTCAAGGATTTCCGATTTTAACTCTTCTTTTTCTTTCTCTGTCATAAGGTCACACCTCGATTTCATCATCCTGTGGAAACTGAAAGATAACATTGTTGATAAAATCTACTTTTGACGGCTGATTTTCTGCGTTCACCAGCACACCACATTTCTTCAATCTTTCAAATTCCTTTGCCACATCTTCTGAAATATCAACATTCTGCATTACGATAGGCATACCGACATATGCTTCTCTAAGCATTTCCATAGCCTTTAAAGCCTTTTCTTTGGTAGAATAATCTGCAACATCTTCCGAATCATCATATCCACCACATAACTGCATTCTCACATAAATGCGCCCATTTATGCATCCTCCATATATAGAAACCGAACTGCTATCATATGGGAAATCCTTTGTTCCATCCTGTGAAATTACTCTCATATCAGCTCTCCTCACTCTGCATGAATGGCGGTAGCTCCTCTGACTGTTTGCCGGCTGTGTCGGTCGGCTCTACATCAATTATGCTGTCCTCGTCAAAGTCTACTGCATTTGCGTTTTCTCTCACTTCTGCCTCAACATGCTGTTCGACGTCTTGCTTAATATCATCAACTGTTGCCATTTCCTCTGCCGAATAAAGACCTTGAAACCTGTCCGGAAATGCTTCTCTTAATGCCTGCACCAACGCAACCTTTCTGATCATTGTTGCCGGTCTTTTCGACCACTGGCTGTTTAACGTTCCATCTTTTTTCTTTCCTGCATATTCGTCAAAAGAAACAGACTGATACTCCGGCTCTCTGCCGTTTATAAATACTTTCGCCCAGCCACCTACAATTTTTTCAGTAGGAAGTACCATCGTTCCCTCTCTTTCCTCTACTGTTCCATCTTCTTTCAGAACAACAATACCTGCTTTCTTTCCTTTATAATTCGGATTTGCATCAGCTCTTTTTGTAAATACATCTTTGCCAGTGACTATCGTTGCAGGGTCGTTATTTCCGTACTTGATGAGATATGCTTCTTTCAGAAATGGATTGAGGTGTTGATATCTGCAAAGTGATAAAAACATCATCACTTCTCCGTCAGATACATTTCCTCCGCCACTTACCAAATATTTTCTAATCGTTGTCGGAGAAATCTTAACTATCTCTCCGTTTGCTTCGTATTCTACTACTGCTGCTGTTTCTGCCATAATTAGTTTTCCTCCACTTCTTTAAATTCGCCATCAACTAACTTATAGAATGTATCTTCTTTGATATGTTCTCCGTCTACATATTCTGTTTTTACACACTTAGGAATCCATATATAATCACCACTATCATTTGCTTTATCAGTTCTAATCCATTCAGCTAACGTTATCCAACTACCGATTTTTGCTTTTGCTATTGAATTATAGCCCGCTGCCATAACAATTGAACTTTTACCCTTAGATGTTATCTTTGCGTAATCTCCACTTGAACCTATCTGTGCGTAATCTCCACTTGAACCTATCTGTGCGTAATCTCCACTTGAACCTATCTTTGCGAAATCTCCACTTGAACCTATCTGTGCGGAATCTCCACTTGAACCTATCTGTGCGGAATTATTGCCATTGTCATTTTCTACACTATCTTCAATTTCCTCAATCTTCGTTTTCTCCAGAGTAAAATCTATACAAGCCTTAATAAAACCTTTTAAGCCCAACTTGGCTTTAATATGAAGCTTGTTAGTTGCACTCTTGTTTTTTCTTTTAAAAACTTTTCCCAGGGGCTCAACTTCTGCAAATTCTGAAATCTCACCATTCTCGTTTACAAGAGGGTAATAGTCCAGTACATCAAATGGATTTTCACAATAATGCATAACACCAGCCCCACATATCTCATTTCCGTTTTCTTCATATGTTGTGTTTTCTTCGTACTGCTTACCTTTACAGGTAAAATCTGGATTAAATGCTTTATATGCCATAATTACCCCTCCACAATCTCTAATTTCTCGCTATCATTAACAATCAGCATAATCAACTGACTATCGACCATTTCAGCAACTTTCTTTTGATTAATGCTGTCAAGGCTCTCGCTATCATCTAAGATAATAGGCACTGACATACTGCTAATCTTCTGAATAGAGTTGCAAATATCAACCCTGCCTAAAATCCTGTTGCCCTTGTTACTCATAGTGGTAAGAATCGACTTTCCATTAACTGTCGGTATGCAAACTGACTTGTAACCGCCCGACTTATTCAGCTCAAACAACTTCCACTTAACAAGTGAGAAGTGACTGTTAATGCTGTCAGACAATGTTTCGTTCTTTGCCTTGTCCAGTTCATCGAGCAAATCAAGGATTTTTTCAGCATTAGTCTTATTCTGTTCCTGTGTACGCTGTTCTGCCCTTAATTCTTCAAGCCGCTGTTCATCTGCTGCCGTATCAGACTTTGCAATCTGACTTTCGCATTCTGCTAACCGCTGCCTTAAAGCCGTTTCCTGTACCTTTAATTCAGCCTTAACACTTGATATGTCATTAGCCTTGTGCATAGCCTGTTCCTGTTCAGCTATCTGCTGTTCAAGTACCTTGTATTCCTCTGTGGCTGTTACATCAATTTCCTGTGGAAGTTCGGATAACTGCTTTTCAAGGTCTGCAATGGCTACATTCAGCATTTCAAGATTTTCCCTATGCTGTGGTAATTCTGTTTTAAGGCTTTCAAGCGTAGCTTTTTCCTTATCAAGTCTTTCTTTGTACATATTGCCATTGTCGGTAATTGTCTTTAAGTTATCAGCCTTGTGCTTCGCAAAATCAGACTTTAACTGCTCTTTCTTATCTTCCTTATATTCGTTGCCACAATAAGGGCAGATAAGGCTTGAATCGTCAAACTTACGCTCATTTTCTTCTTTCCACTTATCACGTTCTGTCTGTAAGTAACCCTTAATGCTCTCAATGGTCTTTTCTGAACTGGCAATACAGCTTTCGGTATCGGCAATAGTCTTTTCTGTCTGCTTAACAAGAAACTTCTTGTCAGTAATCTTGACATCAATCTCTCTCCTAGCCTTGATATTCTCCTCGTTAGCCTTGCGTGATAAATCCCCCTGCTTAAATTTCAAGTCAAGAATATCTGCGCTAGCCTTGTCGTATTCAGCTAACAGCTTGTCATTATCAGTCTGCTTTGCAATGCAATCCTTAATCTGTTCTTTAAGGCTATTTTTAAGCAATTCAATGTCAGATGTATCAATATCAGACTTAATCTGAATATCTCTTTCCTTTTCCTTAATCTGTCCGTCAATAACAGGCGATTGCTTGTCAACATTAGACGAAATTAATTTATTCATTGAGCGGATTTCTTCGACGGTGTATTTTTCGAGCATTGGTACTAATTCTGCCAACTCTTTTCTTGACCTTGCCATATCTAAGTCCGTAACACTTTCAATTAAACTGAAAAGATATTCTCTCATTTCATCTGGCTTTCTGCTAAGAAAAGCATTGATATTACTGCAAGCCTTGAACATCTTCATATTAATGCCTAGATACTCATTAAATGCTGTTAAAGTCTTAGGAACACTGTTGACGTAATATGAGTTATTATCGCTGACAGTTGTTACAATTTTTCCGTCTTTTACAGCTTCTTTATAAGTACGTTTCTGCACTTTCTTCATAGTGACTTCTTTTCCGTCAACATCAAGTACAAGTTCAACGGATACATCCATATCATCAACTGAAACTCCGGCAACTTCTCTTCTGACAACCGGATTATCTTTCAACTCATAATCACAGTTAAATAAGCACCACAGATATGCCATTGCTATTGTTGACTTGCCTATGCCATTCTTGGCTATAATCTTAGTTATGTCGTAAAAATCAAATGTTCTGCTTGCGTAACACATGAAGTTTTCCACCGACAGTGATTTTAATTTTATTTTCATTGCGTATCCTCTCTTTCTATTTGTTTATGGTTTTTAGAATCAAATTTCCATGTAGGCTTGATTTTTTAACTACTCTTAGGCATGAGTCTGACTCAGATACAAAAAGCCACTCACTTGCCACGTAATGAGCCTTGTCGAGCAATAGCTTCTGCTCTCTAGTCAGTGGTTTGAGTTTGTATCTCGTATTGCCTAACTTAATTCGTCTTACATTGTCGCTCATTTAGTTTCTCCATTTCTTTATCTAGTAACGCTTGAAAGTCAAATGATTTGTCTTTGTGCCGTTTAGCTCGATATAGTTCTTGTAGGTAATCGTTAGCACTCTGACGCTTCAATTGGCCACCAATCGCAGTAGATGTCAAGACTTCCATTTCCGCTCCCTTCGTCATATACAATCCCTTGTATGCCAACAGGAGTATCAACTACAGTTCCGTGCGGCAAATCATCACTTGCAATTACTACATACTCGTTTTCATCTACAACAAGTCCATATTTGTTTAGATGTCTGCCCGGTATGTTAAGTCCACCGCCCGGTAACACTCTCTGTGAGTACCACGTATATGTGTAATCACCATATCTGACTCGCCCCAGCTTCTTAAATCGGCTACAACTGTACTTCTTACGGCAAGTTGGAACTGTTGGCTCCTCATAGGTCTGCTCAACCACAACCGGCTCATTCTGAACTACTGTCGGCTCAATCTTTCCTAGCATTACATCATTTAAATAGGAAGTAACTCCGGCTGTCAGCTCAATTTTGCTATCTGCTTTCGTTGCTATTGGCTTTAAGGTCATAGTTCCAATTATTAAAGTCGATAATATCAACATCAGCTTTCTTTTTCTCATGCGGCTCGCCCTCCTCTATGAGACAAAATGCAATCAGTATCAGCCAAAATACTGTTACAATTGCTCCAACGATAATACTCGCTGTCTTAATTCCGTATGCCACCGATAATCCAAGGAAAAATGCAAATGCCATAGCCCCTAAAATCGAATAGCCACAGCCTGTATAGAATTTCTCTTTTAAAGTTCTTTTTTTCATACAATCACCTCGCTATGCGAAACTCTGCTGTGCATTCGCGTCATGAATAAGCTCGTCAAGATACTTAGGCACGACATAGCAATCAATGAACTCATGCACATCGTCTATATACTTCCTCTTGATACTCTTATAAGTAGATACGCAACCATACTCACGCTTTAACTGTGTCCATATATCAGAAAATGTCTTATGTCTGATACTGTTATCCCTGTATGCTTCGCTCTGCTTGCCACCAAGGATATTTACAACTCTGCGCTTAACGTGCTGTTGTATCTCGTCAATATCGCAACTGTAAAGTGGCACGTTTTCCTTAAGCTCGCTCACATCATCTTTGATGTCGTTTACTTTCTGCTCAAGCTCCGTATAGCCCTGTGCCAAAAGCTGTATCTGTCCGCCTGTTGTCTTTGGCATTCCGTAACTTCCTGTCTTTCTGATTGAGGGAAGTACTTCGGCTGTTACCCACTTGCGAAACTTCTTTGCGTTCGGTTTGTCGCTTCTTAAGATAACCGCATACAAACCGCTTTCTGTTATGAAATTTGTTTCTCCCTGACGCCCTAAGTCTAACTTAGTGCGTTCATCATCATCCAATCTCTGCGCAACCATTGTTGGATTGCTCATCTCCAATGCCTTGCAAATATCAATTAAGCAAAACATAGGTTCATTATTTACAAGTACTGTTCTGACTTCTCCGAACTCTTCATTGTTGAAAATTTGTAAATCGTTCATGTTTTTCTCCTTTCTGTGTTATAATCTCCTCATTAGATAATAAGGAGGTGAGTCGCTTATGATTCTTAATGGTTTCTGCAATAAGCAGAACAAGGATTATTCCGTTGAGATTAAAATGATAGATACTTCCGACTTGGAAAAACAAAGTCTTGAGAATGGTCGGTTAGTCTGTCAATATGCAATGTCGTTTGGTTGTTGTCGCAACCCTAAACAATGCTCTATTCTTCAAAATCTCAACAAATAGTTCCTATTGGCTCTCTGAAACACGAGAGCCAAAATTAACCTCATAGCCGTCTCTAAATTTGATGCTCTTAATAGTGCCTACATATTTTTGATTCAACTGTAGTGTTCGCAAGTCTGTGGCAATATCAAACGCATTCAAGTCAATTGTTAGTACGGGAAAACCGGCTCTGTCTTGTTTCAATTCATAGCTTCTCACTCCGTCTATTTTGTGACCGTCAATGCAGATTTCTGTAAAAATCTTTTCACCCTCAACTTGTCTGATTTCGATTTTCGGCATTTTTACTCCTTTCCCTCTAAAGTCTTTGGCTCTAGAAACTTATCCGCACCAACTGATAACGCTCCGCAGATTAACTCATACTCGTTGAAGTCTAATCTTCTGTTGCCATTGAGTGATAAATTCAGCTTCTGAACAGGAATACCTGTCTTACTAGCAACAAAAGTCTGTGTAATGCCGTTATCCTCTAAGTAAGTTTTAATTTTCTGTCCTACGCACATATTCTTTTCTCCTTTCTGTTTCGTTTCGGTTTTACCGAACAACTGTATTATAGTTTCGGTTTATCCGAATGTCAAGAACTTTTTTCGGTCTATCCGAAATTTTTTTCTTGACTATCCGAAATTTTTATATTATTATCAATATTAGAAAGGAGGCATTCATATATGACTTTTGGTGAGAAAATAAAAACTGCAAGGATTTCTAAGCACTACACTCAAAGACAACTTGCAGAATTAATAAATGCAAAGCATAATTCAATTAGTGATTGGGAAAAAGATAAGTCCAAGCCTGACATGGACACAGTAGAATTGATATGTGGTGTGCTTGATTTAAGCCCCGGATATTTAATGGACAGTATAAAGACATCTGCCCCAAGTTCCGAGCTATCAGACACATATACCGAGCTTATAGAGTTATACTCAAAGCTATCTGAAGATAGTCAAAAAGCTATAATGCAGATTTTGAGAAATTTAAAATAAGGGGGATTTATTATGTATGTAATACTTTTAGTGCTTATGCTCGTGGGATTGTTTGTTTTACTTGAAAAATTAGTAGATATAGATAATAGTAATAGTAAGAATACAAAGTATAATGAACACGGACAGAAGTGTTGTCCATATTGTGGCTCGACACATTTTCAATATGCCGGTCAACAAATTTATGGTGCTCGTCCCGAAAAGACGAAAACTAGGTATACGGCAAATCTAAATCCACTCCGACCTTTTACACTTGTTAATAAAAAAGAAAAGGTTGTGAAAAAGGCAAGAAGCGGATATGCCATTGACGAGTTTATATGTTTGAATTGTGGAAATCGTTTCAGATAAATCTTTTTGCAGAGGTAGGTTTTTCCTACCTCTTTTTTATCCCCACCGCTTAATTGCTGACTTTATGAAGCCTAGCAAAAAGTCGAGTAGCTTTTCATTTTCAATGCTATCAATTAGTTTCTTTATTTCTTCCTTATATTCCATACAACACTACCTCCAATACATCATATTATAGAACATTTGTTCTTAAACGTCAATATTAGGACGGCAGATTTTTCCACCGCCCTACCGAAACTTGAAGAGTTCTCTTGTTTGAGAACATCATTACTGTAGCACTCTAAAGTGTATTATTATGTCGAATATTGACAATAGGGATTGTAAAGAGTAAAATAGCAAAAAAGAACTAGAAGGGGGATTTTTATATGAAAAGATATAGAGAATACTGCATTAACAATCATTATGTTAATATCGGTGATTTAGATAGGCATTATCAAGGCAATATGGAAATGGTCTGTAGACATATCGAGAGTAACTATCTCGTTGATCGCAAAACTTCAAGCTATTATGTAAATTTATACATACATGATAAGCCGTTTAAAAAGAAAGACTCCGTATTGAGCACAATAGCCATTTGCTTTTGCTTGCCACTTGTACTATGCGCACCGCTTTTTCTTGACGTAATATGTATCATAACAGCACTGATACTTGCTATCATTGATTTAGCTCTTAAGAGTTCAGAACAAATTCCAAAGCGTCATGTTGGTTCGATTGTTGCTATTGTGATATGTGTTCTTTCTGCTTTAGGATTGATTTTTGTAGACCATTCAAGTACTGATACCGCTAAAAGTAGCAAGAAGCCCAATAATCAAGTTGAAAGTGAAATAGGAACCGAGACAGAGGGCGATTCCTCACAAGGTTATCAAAAAGTTGAAGCTCGTGTCGGAGAGGGAATAACTTATCAAGACAATATAGATGTAGCTTTAACTAATTTTTATGAAAATACGAATTATGATTACAAAAAGCCTAAAAGCGGATATAAATATGTTACTTTTAGCTTTCAAGTAGTAAATAATAGTGACGAAACATTTAGTTTCTCTTATACTAATGCAACTGGATATGCCGATAACGTGCAAGTCGAAAACATGCTTTATTTGACCGACAGCTCTTCGATTTTAGAGCTTTCACCGGGTAGAACCGGGAATGTCGATATATCGTTTGAAGTTCCAACAAACGCGCAAAGCATTGAAATGGATTACAATTTCAATCCATTCGCAGATGATGTCGGAGTATTTATAGGGCAATAATCAGAGGGGGAAAGTTCCCTCTCTTTTTTATTCTAATTGTGAAGTAATGTACTCATATTCCTCTTGCGATATTTTACCGCTTGCTACTCTGTCAAGAAGCTCCTCTTTGGTTACTCTGCCACTCTCATATAGCCTTTTAAGGCTTTCAACTAAAATTCTCATTATAACACCCCCTCATCCATTAACTGCCTTGTGTAGTTGTCTATTGCCTCCTCATCAGAGTGTTCGTTAATCTCTTTTGCCTGTTCCATTGCTATCAAATACTGTGAGTATTCATCTTGTGTCAGCTCACGTTCCTCGTACTCCCAATGCCTAGGCTTATAGGTAAAATCATCCTCACTTCCGGTTGCTTCAACCGATTTAATGTTTTTTCGCTGATAAACGATGTTCGGAGAAGATGTTGTGTCGATATCAAGCGGCTTGTCCGATTGCATGCTTTCTACAAGCTTGTATTCTGTCATATTATACACCTTACCTTTCTGTTTATTGCTAAAATTTTAATATGTTCCTTGTCGCAAGTTATTTGTAGGAAAGAGAAGCCCCGAAGTGCCACCGCGCGTCACCAGCCACGTTGGTCAAGTCCACGCAGAACGCGCCACAAGGACGGTAGTAGCTCAGGGCGCCACCGAAAAGAGCAAAGGCTATAATTGCAATGTTAAACCAACAACCATCAGGATAATATGTCGATGATGAGCCTGTAATTGATATTGGAAACATGCCTAATGCCGTATACAGCATGTCTTTAATATATCCACTCGATGTACCACTAGGAGTTGAATTGGGTATCTCAATATATCCTGTTCCGTCAGTGTTGTAGTTGGTTGCTTTACTTCCATCCTTTGTTGACGGAGATAGCTTGACTTTTGCTGTACCATTAGCAAGGATGAGTCCGGCTGTTCTTCGCCACTGATTGCCATAATAGTTCTCCATACCGAATACTTTAACTCCGGCTTTTCCGGCATTTTCGTCCCAAAATAAACCTTTGCTATTCATTGTACCGGTCTTAAGCAATAAGTTTTCATCACCAGCATTTTCACTCATGCCTCGCCCGAATACATCTTGCGTGTCGGTAGATTTTCCCATGATGATAAGTAAAATATTAATCAAGAGTCTGTCAACATACTGCTCGATTTCATAGCCTGTACCATTGGCTCTTGCATATGCCATTTCCTGACTGGCTGTTTTTGATTTAATAACTGTTTGACCGCTTATCGAGCGTAGTTTATTGTTGCTATCAAGTGAGCCGTTATAAATCGGTGTATAAAAATGAGATTTTTCATTGCCGTTAATGTCAATGAAATTCAGATTTTTAAAATCTTTATCAACCTGATAGTTAGCAACATAAAGGCTTGCACTGTTTGGATTGCCTTTGTCAGGTGCAATTTTCCACCATATAATGTCTGTGCCATTGCCCCATTCCATCATGGCATTTCCATCGTAATCAACGTTTGCTACATCCGATGCACTACCATCTATTTTTTTTGCCAAGTCATTCTCATTGAGATAGTAGTCAACTTGACCATTTGTCTTAAGCATACATGGTTTTGGCATAAAAAAGGCGTTAGCCCATGAGCCGTAATCAAAAGTTCCACTCGTAAAATTCATGGCTGCTGGAGTCATACCTACTGCGTCTGCTAAATATCTGACCCTCGTTTTCGGGTTACTGTCCGCACCGTTGATATGAACACCATAAATGACTCTTCCCTCGCTTAATTTTGTGCCAAGGGCTTTAATGCTCTCAACAATCGCTTGTCCAGTCGTATCTGAAATAATGTCTATTCCGTTCATATTTAATCCTCCTTGCTCACGTTGAGTAATCCGGCACTTGTCACAGAAAAAGTAATGCCTCTTCCGTTTGCTTTCTGCTCAACAAGCCCGGCTTGTTGCTCTGCTTTTTGTGCAGCTTCATTTGCTTTTGCTGTAGCTGCGTTTGCTTGGCTCACTGCCGTGTCAATCTTTCCTGAAACCTGTGCAACCTCGTTTGCTTTTTGTGAAGCAGTTTGTGCTGATTTTTGAGCCTGTGAAGCTGAGTTGCTTGCCGAGGTAGCTTTTTCTGTCGCGGTTTGCGCTGATTTTTGAGCCTGTGACACGGATTCTGCCATGCCGTCAAGATAATCTTGAATAAGTCTTTGAATTTCAGTATTGAAATCCTCAACAGTTCCCATTCGCTTAACTACTCCGGGTGCGAAGCACATCCATATCTGCTGCTTTTTTGTGTCGGAGTCGGTCGATACCGCCCATTCTCCAGCTTTCATTTTTGAGGGGTCAAACTGCGCGTATGCCCCTCGTCTCATTTGAATTGCCATAAGTTACACCTCACTTTTATTTCCATTTTCCGGTCACATAAAGTTGAATCCAAACAGTCATATTTGTTTCAGCTCTCGCAGAAGCTATGTAGAAGTCTAATTTTGTAGTACTCCAACTCTTAAAATTAACAAAAAAGAGTCCTGTTTGCGAATACACGCTTGCGGTAGTCCCAAGTATTGCCGTTACACCGCTTGGCAAGTAAATATATCCCTCTGTATAATACAAATTGCCGTACTTGTTTCCTACAGAAATTGTTGCCTTTGCGTCTCCCCATAGTTCAAGAAAGCCGTCTGTCCACTGCCGCCAATGCCATGTGCTATTATCCGAATATGTTTTTGAGCCAAAAACAGTTTCAACTCCATTAAGAGTCAAATTGTCTGCAGTAATATCAACGTTAGTTCCACTTATATTAACTGTTTCACCGTTTACACTCGCAAAGCCACCGCCACAGCCTACACCGCTAGTGTGCCCTCCAACGTTTGAAAAAAGGTTTGCCCCCTCTGGGGTTACTGTAAGATTATTGTCAACATTATTTCCACTGTAATTTCCACTTATTTTTGTTCCTGTTTCCGCGTCTTGCGCCCAAAAACTTTGATTGAGTCCTGTGGACGGATTGACAACATCTACATTAAATGCTTTTGTAAATTCACCATACGCACCGACTATCTTAGGCGATACAACATAATCACTTCCTATTTGTGTATAGCCGATGTTCTTTTTGAGAGCGTCAAGTTCATCTTTCGTACTTTTTACTGCGTTGTTCGCTGTTTCTCTAACTTGGTCAGCATCTTGATAGTCACTGTCGTTTGTTAAATCGCTTGTTTTGCTTGGTATGCTCGGCTGGTTAGAGATGTTATTCCAAGAGATTTTTACGCCACTGGCAAGAGTAATTCCTCTGTTATCAAGGGTAATCAATATGTTGCCTTTTGAATCTTTCACATATTGCTTTCCGTCAACGTTGTTTTCTCCACCAAGGGTAAGCGTGCCTCCATGCGCCCAATCAAAATTAATGCCGATAGCCGACATAATATTGAAGATAGCATTTCCGTCTTTATCAATTCCGGATCTCCATGTCTTGCCGTAATCATTTGATACAGCCATGCCATTAGCCGTCATTTTCCACTGTATATTGCTTGAATTGAGGTCGGCTTTATTGTGCATAATGTAAATAATCGAGCCGTCCTCTTGCGTCTGTTCGGTCTTAAAAAGTCCGAGTGATTGAGACATTAGCTGTGTCAGCAATTGCATTTGCTTGTCATATACGCTTAGTTGTGCCTGCGCAACTTTCCTAGCTTGTACTATAGCCTTTGTCTCGTTACTGAATTTATCAGCACTATTCCTTGAAGCGTTTTCAGAGTCACACGAAATTTTTGTACCGCTTCCAACTGTAAACGTCCGGTTGGAGATAAAACAACTATAGGTATTCTGCTTGCGGTCTGTCACAAGTGCCACATCTCCACTCTCAATCAGCGGGGTTGACAAGAGTGTAGCGTCAAGAGGTCTGAACCTCATACCACCGATTTTTTTGAAGATATAGTTTGCAACTGTCTGTGCCTTGTCTGCCGGAATAAACGGATTATCAAAGATTGAAACTACATATCCCTCTTTTCCGGCAAGAGCATTAACATCTTTTGCCTTATCCTCTTTTGAGGTTACAGTTACCTTTACCCCGGTGATAACAACATCATCGGTTGCAACATTCAAGTCTTTTTGCGTATAAATGTTGTGGTAATTTCTCGCCTCTGTAAACGTTCCACCATCAACATTATCTCCGTCAGAATACTTAAATGTTCCACCATCAACATTATCTCCGTCAGAGTATGGCGTAGTTTTTGTGCTAAAAGTTCCACCATTGTAATTTTGGCTGTCAAATTGACTCATATCATACCAACCAATAAGCAATTCGCCATCGTGACCGCACTTGCCCCATAAACCGCTCAACTGCAGGATGTAAGCTATTACCTGTCCATATGTGAGCTTTTGATTATCGCTTGGTATCTCGTTAATCACGTAATCAGAGTTATCAAATCTCGCCATGGTAAAAGGCACATCACACTTGATACAAGCGTCTCTGACCACCTCATATGCTGTCGTAGGGTAGCTTAAATTGCTGTCATACTCACGATTGAAATTATTAATATTGTCAAGGCAAGTAAGTGTTATGAGTGAGCCATCATAGCTTGTCTCGCTGACTCTATACTCACCGATTTTTAGTTTTTCGGTTGTGCCGTCAGAAAAGCTTTTTGAAACATATGCCGTTACGCTTGCCTTGTCAAAATCGTACTTACTAAAATCTTCATAAATGTTATTCAGCTTAATTTTCAGTTTTCCAGCAATCAAAGCCCCGATTGTGAAAGCACCATTGCTCGATGTTGAGTCATTGACCTCAAAGTTATTCGCCCACAACTCACTATCACTAACAGGGATTTTTTCGCTGCTTGCCGTAACTATGTCGGCAAAGCAATTTACGTTTATGTCATTGTCGAGCATTACTGCCCTTTGCCATTTAGCCGATACGTTTAGCATTTAATCACCGCCTTATTCTTCTATGAGGTTAAAGCTCAATGTCTCGTACCTCTTATTGTTGACAGTCCATATCTTGATGGGTGCGCCTCTGTCGCCCACATAGAATGTACGTGTTTCATCAGTTCCGCTCATAGCGTCAGGATATGTCACTCGAATGTATTCAGGGTTTACCATTTGAAGTATCTTTGCTGTTCTAGCCTTGTTTGTACCATTCCACGACAATTTAATCTGTCGTTTCTGCGCTATTCTGTTTTTGTGCATTTTGCCATCTTGTGTACGTCCGCTGTCGCTTGCAGACACATCAATCAAGCCCCATTCAAAGCTTGACGGAGTAGGCAATTCCACTCCGTCTACTAACATCATTGCCATTTTGTTACCTCGTAAAAAGACACCCACGCAAGGGTGAGTGCCTTAGCCAAATTCATTTGCTACAATATATCGTTGTCCATGCTTTGCCTTGCCTACCTGTGTCATGCGATAGAGTGTTTCGCTGTCGCACTTGAACACATTTTCAATGATAGGCGCAGAATTTCCACCAACGTTAGAGTTCATCATTACTTGCGCCATTCCCTCCATGACGGCTTGTTTAATTCCCTCCGTGATTTGTTGGTTGTTTGCTACGGCTGTTTTACCATTTGAGAATTTACCAACCATCTCTCCTCGGTTCATGTAGAATGGACCCTCTTCCGGAAAACCGCCACTGGCAAAATGTGGTGCTCTGTCAAGCAATGACTGATACCCCATGTATTTTGTGCCTGTGGTAATATTGAATCTTTTATTGTTGTACTTAAACAAATTATCCAATGAGCGTACAATGCCATCTATCGAGCTCTTAACACCGCTAAATCCCCAACTGCTTATTCCAACAGTATAGTTTTGGCTTGCATACCACTTAAATGTATTCAAACTTCCGTTCGTGTTATCAACTTTTCCTTTAAGTCCATTAAAACTACCGCCTGTCGAGCCAAGATAAGCACTTGCGTTACTTGCCATTGTTGAGAATGAGTTCGATGTTCCTCTTCTCATATTTTCTGCAGCGTCTTGAAATAACCCCATGTTGAATTTAGTGTTACCCAATGAGCCATTAACTCCACTTAATGAATTGTAGAGATTTGATGATAACGTTGAAAAAGAACCGCTCGTGCTAAGCGATGTTCCACTTGCCTTGCCACTCATGCTATCCATCTTGCCTTTAGTTCCGTCAATTGAAGTGTTGACTCCGCTTAAATAGCCACTCACTCCGGCATTTAAGTTTGAAAAAGATGTCCTGGAATTAGAGCTAGTTGTACTCGCTTTTCTTTCCATGCTGTCCATCTTGCCCTTGGTTCCGTCAATTGAAGTGTTGACATTGGTTAGCGAATTTGACACATTTTTTCTCATGGAGTCAAAATCTGATGATGCCTTTTGGGTTTTTTTGCCTGTATCTTCAAGGGATTTTTTAACATTATCACTCATTGATTTTGTAGACTTTTTAATGTCATCGTTCGTCTCTCCGATAGAGTGTCCTGCTCCCATGTAATCTCTTACGGCTTTTTCTTTTATTGTAGGTATATCTTTTCCAAAAACTTTATTGAACACTTTAATCAGAGGATTCAATAATTTTGCAAACGTATTATTTATTTTTGGCCATATTTCGTCTTTCCATTCTTCTATTGCCGGTTCAATTTCGTCCACATACAAATAATGCCCCAAGTCTTTCCAAAAAGACAAATCTGCTAAGTTGCCTATAACATCTTTCCAGCTATATTTAGTTCCGGCTAATGCGTTTCCAATTCTTAAGCCTATGTTTGCGGCAAACATACCGATTCCGGCTACAAGTCCTGTGAGTGGGTTTACGGCAAGTGCTACACCTATGCCTGTAATAATTGGTGCAATAATGTCGGATTTCCAATCGCCACTGCCTGAGTTTGAATTGTAAGTAACACCCTCTATTGTTATTGCCAATCCGACTGTAACTTTAACTTTCTTCAAAGTTGAGCTAATCGCTTCGCCAAACGTTGATGAATCGCCGGTTGTCCAAGAATCTTTCCATATTTTAGAAAGTGTTTTACCAAGTCCTGTTAGTTTTGCCAATGCAAGACCGGCAACTATCGTTGCACTCAATGGGTCTTCTTGAAACCATGCGTCAAGAGCGTTAATAAGTGCTCCACCAATAGCCGTTGCAAGTTGCCACAGGTCACCGATAACGCTCACCCAATCAATATTTGCAAAAAATGTACCTATTTGAGTACCAATTTCAGCCCAATTTGTGTTCTCTACTGCTGCTGTTAGAGTTGAGAGTATTCCTTTCGCCCATGCCGATACAGTCTGCCCCAATAACGCAAAATCAAAGTTCTCAAAAAATCCATTAATGCCATTAGCAATCGACAAGCCAAAATTAGTCCAGTCGAATGTTGTACCGAATGAATTGAGGAAATGCAAAGCTGTGTTCAGTGAACCAGCTATTGTTGCGCCCAAATCATAAAAGAGCCTTGGGCTGATTAAACCATTAAGGAAGTCTGCAAGCCCTTTTCCGAAATTGTCAGCCTTTCGATAAATTTTCTGCCAATCAATGCCCTCCATAGCACTCGCAAGAGCATCACCGATGTATTTTCCGAGCGAATATAAATCCTTGATTGATGATTTGTATTTTTCGAGCAATCCATCAGTCTTTTTCAGTGAACTATCAACACCACTGCCGGCTCCACCGCCACCGGAACCGCCACTGCCCGAGCCTCCACTGCCACTATCGCTGTTGTCGTCAAGTGCGTGTATCTCATCTATGCTAAGCAGTGTCTTTTTCAGTTTTTGTGCTTTTTTATTGGAACTATCAGCATTATCACCAATATCGCCAACTCCACCAGCTATGTCCTCCATGCCGTCAACAGTAGCGCCACCACCGCTTATCTCGATAGTCCATCCGAAGATTGCTCCGAGTGCATCAGCTACAGTTCTTGTGAAGCTGATAACCTTGAGCATTACTTTACTTAAGGCTTGAACAAACGGCTTTAAGGCATTTATTATCACGCTACCTATGATACTGCCCCATGCTTGGAACTCTTGCTTAAGGACTCTTACACTGTTGGCCCACGTATTAGCGGTCTTAGCAAAATCACCTTGTGCAGCTTGAGTATTAGCCATGACGTAGTTGTATCTTAGCAATACCTTTTCAGCTTGTGTCATTGATTTAATATTTGCGTCAAGTCCGTTTTTCATAGCCCACTCTGAAAGTGTGGCTTGTGTTAAATCAAGTCCGTATCTCCTTAATGGTGCGATTGTTCCCGAAAAAATTGATTGTAAGCTCTTTGCAACATCAGCTTGGTCTACATCGTAGAATGAAGCCATATCGCCAGCTAACTTTGTAAGATTAAGCGACATATCAGCCATACTGTCTGTAGTCTTGTATAGCGTGTTATTTTGGCTCATAAGAGCTTTATTTGCCACTGCCGTACCATTTGCCACTTGCTCTGATGAAATACCTACAGAAGTGCCTAACGCTTGGAAACGGCTCGATATTTGCTTAACTGTCAGCTCTGACATTCCAAAGTCTTGAATTGATGTTTTCGTAAAATCATCAACCTTGCTTGCCATATCGCCAAACGTGGTATCTACTACGTTTTGAACCTCGGTTAATTGGCTCGCTAAATCAACTGTACTGCCTAGCTTTCCGACAGCCCTCATAACCAGCCAATAAGTTGCGTAAAACTTACCGATAGTCGAAGCCAAGCCCCTAAATCCGCTTCTTGTACTCTTAATTGACTTAGTTGTGTTTGAAAAGCCTGTTACAAGTGACCTACTAGCCGAACCAACTTTTGAGCCTTGTTGCGACAGATTAGCAAGTGCATTAGTCATTTGAATAATGTTGTTGCTGACTCTCGGTGCGTTAGATAATGTTGTCATTACCTCTTTCAAGGCACTGCCAAGGTTTTTGATGTTTTCTGCAGCATAACCGGCTGATTTTGAACCGAGCTTTGAGATTGAAGCTGTTAGCTGTGTAATCTCTGCTGATTGTTTTGAGATATTCGCAAAGCCTGACAATTCTGTTGCCATGCTCTTTAAAGCACTTGCCGAGCTGACAAGTCTTGCAGTATCAAGGTTGCCTAGCTTTTCCATGTTAGTCGCAATCTTGCTAAAGGTACGTGTGTCAATACTGCTCACACTTCTAAGCGATGTTGCAAGTTGTGACATTCCGCTCGCAAAATTGCTTATGCTTGCACCATTGAGGGAATTGAGAGTATCTCCAAGCCCTTGCAACTTAGCTTGTAAATTGCCTATGGCTCTAGTCGCTTGTTGTGCGTCCGACTTGATTTGAAGCTCAATGCTCTCTGCCATCTTCTCACCTCCCTGTAATAAAAAAGAGCTACCCTAAAGTAGCTCTCATATATTTAGTCTTTGAGCAGATAGTATGTTGTAATCAATCCAACATAGCCATCTTGCTTAAGACCTCTATTCTTTTGAAATACCATGACACATTTAGTGAGATAATCCGTCCACTTGCCGTAATCAGTATCAAGTTTGTAAAAATGATACTTGTCATGCAGTGTTTTCCTTAGCCACTTGATTGCAGTTGGGCAGTTGTGTTTCTGTCCACTCCACAGATTGTGACTTTTAGCAAATCTCTGTGAATTAGCTCCAAACTTGCCATCTTCCTTAAGTTCGTCTGTGTCAAATCCGATGTTCATGGCGTGCTGCCATTTTCTTACATCATTATTATCAAGGTAATATTCCTCGTTGCCTTTCCAAGCGTTATCCTTTGCCGGAGTTGCTATTGGTGTCGGAGTTGCTATTGATGCCGGATTATTCTTTATTCCGTCGCCCTTATCAAGCTCAATATAGAGTAAGTTAGCGTCTGTACTGTTATTCAGACCGCTACAGGTAAATGCGCTCGAATACTGCCAGCCATACAGAGAATGTTGAATAATAGGCTTCTTTGCGCTATTAGGCTCGTCACCGATAGACATTCCCTTAGTTGATGGATAGCGTGCAATCCAAAATGGACAGTTAATCTGATTTGCGTATGGTGCAATATACTGATTGTAAAAGCTAAGCCCTGTGTATACACCAAAGTTAAGCCCAGCACTCTTAATAACGCTCTGATATGTGTTGATAATATCAATAAGCGTCTGTCCGAGTCCTTGCTGACATTTATCTTCAACATCAAGCCAAACAAATGTTTTTCTTCCGACAAGTACTTCAATCACTCTCTGTGCATCTGTTTTTGCCTTTTCTGCTGTAGTAGCGTATGAGTAGTTATAAACACCTTGTATTGGCATTCCTGCATCAGTACAGCCTTTCCAATTTTGCTCAAAGGTCTTATCCGGATTAAGGTCTTTACGGATTATTTTAAGGATTGCAAATTGCACTCCAGCCCACTTAACCTTACTCCAATCAATATTTCCTTGATATGACGATACGTCAATTCCTTTATATGCCATATTTCCACCTCATTAATCAGGACTTTCAGGTAATCCCGATTGTCTTAATGCGTTAATTCGTTGTTTCATTTCATAAACGGCAATTTCCTCATTAGACTCTTTGTACTTAGGCTCGTTATCTTTTGAGTATTGCTCATATAATGATTTTTCAATGTATTTTGCTCTTGCTTTGTTGACGTTTAAGGCTCTATCAATAGCTGTAAGGGTTGCGCTCAATCCGTATGTGCCCCACCAAGCCCACATGTTAGAGTCGGCTTCTTTTTGCTCGAGCATATAAGCCTTTGAATAAGGCTCTAAATCAGCCGGACAAGACATATCTATGTCCTCAACGCTAAATCCATAGCCTTTAGTTGCTAATAACCAATATGGGCGGATTTCGTTGCAATACACTTCCCATGTAAGCTCTTTTACTTCTTGGTCGGTTTCCTCTTGGCTGTCTGTTCCTCTTTCGCCAGCATCTTCGATAAAAAACTGTTTTTCTCCATTTCAGCCGACAAATCATTGTAGAGTGACTGTAAATCTCCACCCTCTTCATTCTCCGGATCAAGGTAATCGTCAAGTAAATCGTATACCTTTACAAGCTGTTTCTCTTTTGCTTCTTTATTGTCAAAATCAAAGCCAAATTCGTCAGCATGGAATTTCTGTAAGCCCACGAGTAAAAACTCCGGTAAAAATTCAAGCATGTTGTCAATGACTTCAAGCCCCTCGCCCTGTTGCTCCATTCCTACGAGCCTTGGGATAATTTTATTCTTAACTACCGGTGCATATCCGAATTTAACTGTGTATTCTTTTCCATTTAATTTAATTTTCATTTTATCTTTCCCTTTCTCCCTAATTTATATAGGGAAAGAGGCAGTATTAAAACTGCCTCAATTACCTTACTATATTGTTTCTTCAAGTTCGCTGTCAGCCGTGCTATCATCATAGCCAACCGCTACGGCTTTTTCCGATTGGCTCACCCTTTTTTTGTGAGTGTGATTGCTGTTGGATAGCCTTGGTCATCCTCTGTTACCGCAACCTCGTAGTTATCCTCAATCCACTTAGGCACTGTCTGAACTGATACAGTCGCAGTTCCTGTTAAGTGGTCATCGGAAGCCTCACCTGGGGCGAATGACTCCTGACCGATAAAAGCGCAGATACCCTCTGAACCTTTTCCGTCTGTGCCATAGAGAATAATGAAGTCGAGCTTCTTACCTTCGTTAGTTACCATTTCATCTTTGTACTTTTTCTCAAAAGCTCCCTCAACTTCCATGGAACCGGCTGAACGTCTGCCCATTTCCTGTGTCTCTACTAAATCCTCAAGAGTTGAAGTATCTACCATGTTCTGTGAACCGAATGGTGAGGGAATTGATTTTGCTCTAAGTAAGAGCTTGTAAGTTCCAGCCCAATAATCGCCACTTGTGGCGGATGCGGTTGGTGTCTTGTAAGCAATTCTACTTTTTAATCCTGTTGCCATTTTTATTACCTCCTAATTTTTCATAAAAAAATAAGAGCCTTTTGGCTCTTATAATCTATCATTCCAGTCGAATGACCGCCTAGCACGTAATGTTGCTGTCCATATTTTGCCGTTTTTTCTAGCGAATGGGGCTGTTGTCAGCTTGAATGACATGGCTTTGTATTCATTAGCCACTGTCTGCGCCACATTCAAGGCTTCCGAACGGCTTTTATTTGTTGTAACAGTCACTTGTGCTGTAAATAACACTGTATTTATTCTTTCACACTCTAAATCCGTATTCTGTTCAATAGGTTCGAGTGCTTGAATCAGCACTGTTGGGAAACTAGCCGTTGCACTGTCCGACTGTTCCTCTTGCGTGAATTTTAGTTTTGGGTATTTAGTTTTCAATTTTTTCTCACATCGGGTTTTCATAATCGCATATGTAAGGTCTTCAAGGTCATAAGCCCATTGATTTTGACTCGCCACTTTATCTCACCTCAACTAAAATTTTTCCGTGCCGTTCTCATAATGTCATTTTCCATTTTTAAAAATGCGTGATACATCGGCATTGTAGGTGTAATGCCGTATGAATGGTGTAATTCTCCGCTTTCGTCTCTCCAATACCAACCCTCGCTGTCGAATGCGTGTGTTTGCCCCGGAAAAGTTCCTTGACCGCCTCTTGCATCGTTAAAGTGTGGTTTAGCTTTCCAACCTGAGCCGTATTCAGCCATAAGCAAAGGCGATACATCAACTGTTTTGAGTCCGTCAGCCGTCTGCCATGTGCTTTGTATCTGCCCTGTTTCTGTTGCAAGAATAATAGCTGTACAGCCGTCCGTTGTATCTTTAATTTCGTAACTAAATGTAATATAGTGTCCGAAATTTCCTGTATTTGCTCGTGCTACGTCTATGCCGTTACTAGCAAGCTCCTCAACAAACGCTATGCACTTGTCTTGCAAGCGGTCTTTGTATCTTTCAAGCTTGTCTATCGCATCTTGTATAGATTTTTCTGTCAGAGAAATGTCAATCTTCATAATTACACCTCTTTCACAACTGCTTTGAGCATGTATTTAACTGAATAGAGAGAGGGCTTCACTCCCACTATTGTAAAGTCTGCGGAAGTTGAATCAACTAATCCGTTTTCGTCCTTCGTAGGCTCGCTATCAAGCCAAATAACGTCACCTTTTTTAAAAGGGTATTCTCCTCTGTCTGTCAGCAAAACAGCATCAAAATCAGCCGTATTAAAGCCATATTCCTTGTTCTGCGCTTCTCCTCCGTCAAATGATATATTCGCTCGAAAATCAACCGGCTCCGAAAAACCTGTTTCTTCATGGGTGTAATATATCTTCTCTCCGTCCTCTGTTTCGTAAAACTTTAGATTTCCGTCCTCGTCTTTTTCATAGACTGTGACAGTTTGACCTTGAAGCGCGTATTTCATGGCTTGTTTATTGATGTCAAGCATTTTTCTTTATCTGCTTGTAAATCTGATTAACGCCGGTACTTGCCATGCCCGACACAATGCCAACTGCTATTGCATCAAGAATGTTGTTTGCCGGATAACCGGGAATTACAAACATTCCAACAATGCCGAGTACTCCACCGGCCACACCTACGATAATAGGAATAATATTATCTTTGACCTGTGGTATCTGCTTTGAAGCATATCCGATTAAATAAGTAATTACCATAATAGCAACTACTGTAGGTACTTGTGTAAAGTCCATCAGTTTTTACCTCCTTTGCCTAAATGGATTTCCTCAATTTCATTTTTCATTTTTGTTACCATGCCATTACCACCGAGTGCGTGGTATGCGTCATACATCTCGCAAAAATTCTGATACGCATATGAGGGAATTTCGCCAAGCTTCATGTACTTATCATGGTATTCGATAAGCTGTACTCGTAAAAGTAACATTGTACCTTTTCCGTTTGCTTGTCGTAGCTTCTTTTCCTCTTCAATGCGCTCGTTTCTTTCTTTTGTGTCTATCGCTTTTTGCTTTTTCTGTTCTTGTAAAAGCCAAACAATATAACCCAAAAGTGCTGTCAGAACAATTGGCAAGGCAATAATGTATGTCTGATAGATTAAATTATTCATCTTACAGCCTTTCGTCTTTAGTAATTGGCACACCGCCCACCACCACTTAATGTGTACCGCCTGCTACCATATTGGTAACGCACAATCTTCTTTTGCTTATAGCACTTTGACAAAAGGAAAAACTCCGACAAACAGCTTATCTCTGTCTTTCCATGTACGGCTCACTCCGCCCTCACTCAATGCGCTCATGTAGTTCTCACCGGCTTGTGAATGGTCGTAGACAGCAAGATTGATAACGACATTTTCAAACTGCTTTAAATCGGCAGTTATATCATCATCAGTGAAAGTGTCCGGATAACACCTTTTTGCTTTCACATCTTCCGTGGCTTGCTTAATAAGCTGTTCGATTATCGGATTATCTTCTTTGTTGTCGAACACTACCACATCAGATGTTGTTTCATCATCATTCGTGACTGTATCAATATGAAATTGTTTAAGTCTTATTTTGACTTGCTCTAATGTGGTGTATTCCATGCCAAGCTCCTTATAATCCTAATTTCTCAATTAACAGCTTTTTTAATTCTGCTCCTGTGAGTTCTTCTGCATTGTCTATACCTTGTTCTGTGGCAAAAGCTTGTAAATCAGATGTAGACATGCGATTAATGGTTGTCTTGCTATAATCAAAAGAAGCTCCGGAATTATCATTTTCCGGAACCTCTTCACCCGCGTTATACCATTTACCATTATGAATCACTATATATGGATATATCATAATTGCACCCCCTACTCTTCGCTATGAACCTCATATACGAATGTGCTATCCATATTCTCATATGATGGAAGAACAACCTCGGAAGCAAATGTTGACATCTTCATAGGTGGTCCGTACTCTGTCTTTGTAGCGACTGTAATACCTATGCCATATGTTGTTACATCTACATCAGCCACCTGTCTTGCTGTTCTTTCTTCTGGTGTAGTACCGAACCAAGTATTACCAAGATTGCCCTCCGGAAGAAGTGTAACCTTATTGTCTGGATAGAAGTACTGTTCCTTGCCATCGTCATCAATGTACATCTTATCGTAAAGTACGATAGTGAGCTTTGTTCTCTTCTGCACTACTGAAATAACAGTATCATCGTCAACATCAATAGTTGCTGTAAGGTTCTGTGCAAGGATTGAGTTTCTTATCTGTGCATTGTCAAGCAGATATTGGAATGTATTGCTATTCATAAGTGCGTATCTAGCAATCTTGCCCTGCTTCTGCAACTTCTTTCTTGCATTGTTAAGGTCTGTAAGCGGCTTTGAATTAGCTGTATCGCTCCACACGCTTGTGCCTGTTAACTTTGCGTAATGGTCTTTTGTATATGAGCCATCCTTATCGTAATCATAAGCGTACTGAACACCATCGCTCACAATGGCAATTACTGGGTGACCCGCACTTGTAGCAAGAAGTGACATTCTCATACGTTCCGGAACAACTTCTGCGCCGCTTACAAGGTTGTTAGTATCGTCATATACGCTTGATAAAGCACTTGCAAGGTAAGGGTCATCTTCTGATTGGATACGCTCGATTTCAAGCATTTCCTCTTCACCAACTGTCATTCCCTCACGGAAAAATGCCATCTGTGTTTTTTCCTTGCTCAATCCCTCTCTAGCTCTAATTGTTGGGATTGTGTCAAAGTTGGATGGTGCAAGTGATACTGGAAGCCCTTTATGCGTCTTAATCCAGCTTAAATCAAGCCCCTGTTTCTTTCTTTCTGGAAACCACTGTAAGCCAAGATAAGGTATCTGATTACTAGCGTTTTCTGTTGCTGATAATGCGATAGACTTACTGTCTAATACTTCATTAATTAACATCTGTTTACCTCCTGTTATTATTCAAATACAATCATTGGAAGAGCTGTCTTAACTGTTGCGTCATATGTAACGCCTGAGTGTGCTTCTGCTACCTTTGTGTTAAGATATGCTTTCTTAAGCAGTACTCCCTGTGGTCTGTCCTCTGTTACATCAAACCTTAAAATACCTACTACTGTGGCTGTATTGTCAACCTTGCCGGTTGTTCCGATTGGTGTACCCGCTTTGACAATCTTCTTACCCTGTGCGTTTGTAGTTGTTACACCATCAAAATCAAGTGTCAGCGGGATTGCCTCATTAGGCTCTCTCTTTAAAATCTGAATATCTCCTGCGTATGAAGTCTTTTCATACTGCATATTCATTTCCTTTGCCATTTTTTACCTCCTGTTGCTACTGAATGTAATGTGATAAAATGTTGTTGCTTTTAGGTGCATCAGATATAAGGCTTTCTGCTATCTTTTCAGCATTTGTCTTATTTCCATCACCATCGTTATTGTTACCGCCATTGTTTGGATTAGGAGTACCTTTGAGTGCGTTTTTCTCATACTCTGCTATCGCATTGGCTTCTTTGTCGGACATAATTTTTCCAAGAACCGCTGTGTCAAAAGAGCCATCCTCTTTTACTACTGTCTTTGCCTGTTCTGCAGTAATGCCAAAATCAGACATTGCACTCTCTCGTAAATCTCTGACAGCATTATCTTTCTGCAGCTTGGCTATCTGCTGATTGGCTGTCTCTAAGGCTTTATTTGCCTTTTCAAGCTCGGTCATGTTGCCAGCCTGTAAATCATCAAGCTGTTTCTGTAAGTCCTCTGCTGTGTCAGCTTTAGCCTTGTACTGGCTTGCTTTGTTCTTTTCCTTGGCAACCTCTGAATTGTTCTGATTAAGCAGATTTGTAATCTGGTCATCTGTTGCTTCTGGAAATAGTTTCAATACATCGTCTCTTGTCATAATTACCTCCGTAAACTCACGCTTTTGTTATCGCAGGTCGCTCCTGCCGAGTTCTACCATTTACCGCATGGTTGCAAATTTTGTATAATAAAAAGCGACTGCCATAATTGACAATCGCTGATTATTTAAAGTATCTAAGAGTGCATCTGCACCCTGCTATTTCTTTTGTCGCCGCTCCTAAAGAGCGGTCTTTTGGAAACATCATTTCCGAATTTCCAACTTTGAATGTGTCGAAAATGCTTATTTTCTTGTTGTCAACAGCCATGTGCGTTTTTCTTACGTGGCTGTCTTTCATTGTTACCCACATCTTTGTTTTATATCCCAGCTTGAGCATTTTTATCTGTTCTCGATAATTCCCAATCACATTTGCTTCATTTGCGGATATATTTTTTGCTCGAAACTCTGACGTGAAATATTCTTCATCAGAATTTTTAACTGTGGCATTAACAATTTCTTTTGAGATATATTCAGAGTAGGTTACTATGTAACTAGGTGCCTGCTTGGCTTTCATAAACTGCGTAGCAAGACTTTCATATCTGATTTTGATTTCTCTAGTCCAAGTTTCTACTTCTGTCTGTTTGCTTGCTGATATTGTGGCAAAAAGCATGAGGAAAATGTTTTCAAACTTCTTGGCAAGTTCTATTCTGTCCTGCTTTTCCTCGTCAGATAAATCCATTTCGCCAAAATATGTTTCGTAGTCAATGTCTTTGATTTCATCTTTATTCAGCGCGTGGATTTCATCTGCCATCTTTTATTACCTCAAATCAAAAAGACAGCCAGTCATTCACCGGCTGTCGTGATGTTATTATTATCGCCATTGCTATCTTCGACTTTATCTGGATATAGGCTCTCCATTCTAGCCTTACTCTCAAGTGCAACCTGTTCTGGGTCGCTGAACATATCAATGGTCTTAATTGCTCTCTTGTAGTGAACACCGCACCTAAGCAGTATTTCAAGCACTTCTGCCTTAACAAGCATATTGTCAAGCTTATTGTGATTGATATGTATTTCAATATCGCTAGGCATAAGAGTGTAGCTTTTATTTATCCTAAGTCTATTAAGAATAATCTTAAGTGACATTCTCTCTGACTTCTTAAGGATAGGCTCATTAATGGCGGTTCTAAGTTCTGCGTCATAATGTCCGTTTCTAAGTTCTACAGCTCCTTGAGTATCTCCGCCAGTATTGCCTTGTCGGTTTGCAAGTCCCTGTATGCTTAAGAATTTTTCAAACAAATCATTGAAAACTACTTGTCCCTCGGTCTGATTAAGCTCGCTTGACATAATATCAACATCAGCTTTATTGTCAGTGCCGTTGCTGGACTTAACAACTAGCGCTCCCTCTTGACGCATTTTTCTGAATTGCTCTAAGTCAATCTCGCAGTTGACAAACTTAATCCATGCCGATACGAACTGTTCTATGCCATTTACCCTGTCGGACTGCAAAGTGTTTATTGCGTCCGTAATAGGTATAGTGATTTCTATATCTGACAACCGCCTAGCATTGTTTGGGTATTCAATAACTGGGATTGCTCTGTTGCCATTTACTCCCCTATCGACTATCTTTCCGTTTCTAATGTCAAACCACTCGTTATTGGTAAAGCAAAAATAAACATCAGCTCCGTTTTCATCTTCTCCTATCTGACAAGAAAAAGCCGGTCTGTTGTTTGAATAGTACACAACAAAGGTGTACATAGGATTTTCTGATGATAAGTAAAAATCGCTCTCGTCAAGTAGCTCTCCCTTGCTCTCGTCATTTCCGATAAAGCGATAAGCAGTACCGCAAATACTTCTCCAACGGCAAATATCTATGTCAACCTCTTGCTTGCTTTCAGAATCCATCGTCACATTAAGATTTGTAATTTCCTCTGATTTCTTATCATCTGTGCCACGTAACACATATTGGATAGGTTCAGCGCATATATCCGCTGTTTTTCTCTCAACAAGTTCATATGCAAGGTTAACAGGTATCTTATTATTTATCTCTGGCCTATTTACCTTTTGACGATATAGAATCGGTTGGTCTCCACGATAGTATCTATCAAGATATTCAATCTCAATTGCGTTTAACTCATGGATTACAAGAGCTTTATTCAATTCATCAACGATATTGTTAGCTGTGATAACTCTTTTTCTCGTGTAAATTACCTGTCTACCAAAATTGTTATGGCATACAGCAGAAAAAGGTCTCACATTTTTATGAGCATATCTATACATCAATAAAACCTCATGCCACTTGCAGAAGTTCTCTGCGGAACCTCTTTTATCTGAAATTCTTGTGTGCCAGCCCAAAACCATATCCATTTACGGCAGTGCGTACACATCACCTTGTGGTGTTTCTTATCACTTTCATCTACCCACGTTAATAGCTTTCCGCAACGAGGGCACATTACACTTTGTTTTCCTGTTGGTACAATATTCTGATTATTCATATTACCCTCGCTTCACTAAAAATAGCACCCACAATCTGTGAGTGCTATTTCTAAAAGAGATTTTTCACAATGAACGAATTACATTTTTTTCATCTTACACATTATCACATTCTAAGCGAACCGAACGAACAAACCTACATTTTCTTAAAAAATCTTTCAAACTCCATTCTTACGCTATCTGCTGTGGCTTTACCGCCAAGTGCATATGCTGTCTGCAACCATGATTTATTTTCCAAAAATCTAAAATTGATTATTCTTCTCATTCTGCTATCATCAAGGCTTGCTATAAATTCCTCTACATCGTTTGTCTTTTCAAGCAAATCATCTTGTAAAAGCTGTAATGTAGTCATTCTTGAGTACAATAACGTGCGCTTGCGTCCGTATTCAGGGTATGGTACACCCTCGATTTTGAAGTGCTGTGTGCCACCCATACCGCCCGATACAGTGTCAATCACGCTTTCTCCATTTTCTATCTTTTCAAGGTCATCTTGCAATTTAGCAATTTTCTTTCTAACCTCTTTGATTTCCTCTTGTAAGTCTGAATACTGTGATAAAACTTCCTTTGTCATTAATAAAGTCCTCCTCTGAACGGATTGTGTGTTGCTTCTACTCTTGCTACAGTTCCAGTTCTCATTTCATTTTCAAACAATGCAATGCTGTCTGGTGCATCGTCATGCTTTACTTTTCCGCTTCTTGTCATGGTTGTAAGTTCTTTCATAAACTTGTAATATTGGCTCTGCCTGTCCATTTTCTTAAAATCACGGAAATAATAATCTCGAATGATATTGTCTCTTGCGTTTTCCATTCGGGTTATTTTGTTTGAACAATTAAATTTAAACCTTGCGCTGCACCTACCGCCCTGTGACTTTACAATGTCCATTACATCACGCCCGAAATATTCTCCTGCGCTGTTGCTCTCAAATGTAACTGTCTTGACATTATGTTTAATAAGCATATTTGCACATTCTGGTTTGGTGAACTGTGTTCCTGCATTATCAAATACTACATCAACTATGTACACCTCATTGCCATAAACATAGCCAATCGGCATTGAGCAGCTATCCTCTCCTTTATCTGCGCTATCGCAAGCTGCCATAATAGCGTCTGGCTCTCTGTCAACTGGTAGTTCTTCAAAGTAATTAAGTTCTTTTTCAGCAAACATACGCCCTTTTGCTTCAAATGGTTCTTGTTGGAACTCTGCCGCCCAGGTTTCTTCCGATACAAGTTTGCGCTCTTTGCGGTAGTAGTCTGTTGTAAATATCTTTCGCAAGCCCTTTTTATCCTTGCGGTATATTTCCCAGTTACTTTCATCTGTCACAGGGTCAAGTGCTGGTACGGCTACTTCTCGCCACCGCCACCCCAGTTCGTCTGCCTTGTTTTGTAATGCTGTAATAGGGTCATAAAGGCTGTATTTTGTTCCCTGTATAATAATTGGTGTACCCTCTAATCGTCTGCCGAGTACATCATCTGTAACCTTTTCGCAAAGGAACTCTAGTCTTTCTCTGTTTCGTGCTTCTTCATGATTTTTTACGCAGTCATCAATGTATACAAGCACATTTGCTTCGGTACATCCTACGATTGCACCATCAATAGGTCTACAGGTAAATGTCGGGAAAATATTTTTGCTTTTAAGGTCAATTGACAAGTTTTCTGCACTTTTATAGTCTTTTTCACCTATTTTTGTGGCTTCCGGAAAAACGCTCAAAAACCGTTGATATGTGCTTTCTGTCTCAAATCCTTGTAACAAGCCGCCATAAAATCGCTTAACAAGTCCTTCGCCTTTTCCGACACCAAATATACTTCCGTCTGGGTCTCTTCCGCCCATCATCTGCGCCAATTTTAAGCCACCTGTTGTTTTTCCTGTTCTTTTCGGTTGTGATACGGACAGAAAATCTAATTTTCCGTCATAAATTTCTTGGTAGGCTTTAACTACAGGCTGTAAAACTTTATATCTTGGGAAATAAAACCTCTTATATGGGTCTTTTTCATCAATTTCAATGTAATAAAAAAAGCTGTCCACAAGATAGGCTGACTCGTACATTAAAACATCGTAGAATTGTTGAAGCACTTTGTATGTCGTATCGTGCTCCCCGGCATACACCTCTAGGTCTGCAACTCTGCCGCCTGTATGTTGTTTGACATAAATTGCTATAAGTTGCTTTGCCCTAGCTGATATTTTCAATCCATAATCAACATCACGTTCTGTCCTTAAGGCAACCGCTACGGCTTGTATGTATGCATCTGTTACTTGTTCATCAATTTCATTTTTCTTTATGTAATTTTCGTAACTATTAACTGTGGAAATAAGGCTCTGACTGGCCATAAAGAAAAGCACCTCCACTTTTCAGCAAAGGTGCTTATAGACCTCTGCCTATAACTGTTTTAGGGTAGCGACTACAATCAATCTGTAGCCGGTAATATGCGTAGTCAGTAGTAAAAGCTATTCTTAGCACATCAATATTGTACGCACCTCTTGGTGTTTCGGAAATTATTTAAAGGCTATTTTCTTGGCCTTGTTTTAGGTTAGCGACTAACTCCATTTGTTAGCCGGTAAAATTTTATTAGAATGCTGGCATTGCTTCATTGCAAATCGGATGTAATTTCTGTACAAGTGCATTATAATCGTCAATTACATAGTTTGCCGGAATCATATATATTTTAATGCCATATCTTTTTGCCGTTTCAATTTCAATGTAGCATTCATTCCAATCCCAAGCATCGTTTATTCCAATAAATACATCAGCCCGCGCCAGCTTCTTAAGGCTTTCGCCTAAATACCATACAGCTTCTTTGCTGTCTTTCGGTGGGTTATCCTCAATGTAACTGTCGATAAGCTCTAATTCCTCACCCTCGTATATTTCAGCAATCTTTTTCATTTTCTGATAATTTCTTCCTCTGTTCTACCTTTCATTGGCACACTTACAAATAACTTCTTCATGCTCTCTGTCTCCTTTTCTATGTTTTATCAACCTTTATCTTTCTAAGGTCAGCGACTACAATTAGTTCGTAGTCGGTAATACATGTTTACAAAATATTCATTTTCTTGAACGTAGAAAAGATTTTTGGAGCTTGAATTGCAAACCAGTCAACCATTTCCTCATTCTTTGCCCATGCACCATCAAACCGATTTGAACTATCAGACAGCCCGCTCTCATTAAAAAAAGCGTGCATAATTTCATGTCTTAAGGTCTTTTTGCGATATGTTTCCTGAGCTTTTTCGTCCATGCCTACAAAATATTTTTCTTCGGACATATCGGCAACTACAATCAACTTGTTTTCTTCTTCGCAATAGCCCGCAAGACCTTTTTTCTCCATGTAACTGTCTTCTGACACTTTGTGGATTTCAATTCTATATTCTGCTCCAAGAATATCTATTTTCATTGTATCATCGTAAATAAGTAACTCGTTCTGTGATTTTTTTGTTGCCAACTTGGCTTTGCCTAATTCCTCTTGAAGCCTTATTATTTCTTTTTCGGTTTCCTCAATTACTCGGTGTTCCACAATCTCACTCCTTGTCCAGTTTATCCGCATACCTTGTCATTTCAATTCGTGTTCCGTTTTCATCCTTTGTATATACATTTACGTGTCTTGTAGAACTGCTCGTTGAATCTCCAAGCGTTATTTCCGTTTTATCATCATCAAACTTGTAACATTTACGCATTTCTTCAATGCAGTTATTCATTTCAGTTATTTTCATGACTTTGCTCCTTAAAATTTTGGAAAATAATAATTGCGCCACCCGTTTTTTGTTTTTTGCTCTATGCACCAAGGCAAATACGCATAAACCTTTCTATTAAAATCCATATTTGCACTGTATTCATCCCAAGCATTTTGATTTATTTTGAGCCTATGTCTTGTTATGATATAGTCAATTAGAAAATATACACCTAAGAACAAAAATGCGGCTCCTGCTATCACAAGCATTGCTATTGTTTGCATTTTCAAGCCTCCACAATCCCATCAATTATTGCTCTCTCGAGAAATTCTTCGATATTTTCTCTTCCTCCACCAACAGGCATTTTATTATACAATTCAATGAATTGTTGCCTTGTTAACGGTTTCCAATGCGGATTGTCTCTTTTGCATTTAAACTCTACCACTCCCGGACCACATACATATCGTTCATTTCCATTCGTATCAACAAAGGGACCAGTACAAAGGTCACAGTTCATTATATGCTCACAAGGTTTTAGTTCGTGGCTATATCCACTACAAAGCATTGTGCTTAGATATTCCATAATCTCGCTCCTTAAATCCTTGCAACTATGTGTTCTTTTGCAAAATCTTTTTTAGCTTCATCGTAGATAACTAAACCATTTTTATCAGTTTTCAGTCTATCAAATTCGCAAGTAACCTTTATACCACCTTTGCCACTGCATTCTGCATGATAATCAATGGCACATACTTTCTTCTGCCATTTCCCATTGGCATAAATTTTTGTGTAACCACCAGCTCTTGTTTTAATGATTATTTTACTTCTTGTTTTCTTCATTTATGCACAACACCTTTCTTGAAGTTTCAACACATTCTTCTCTCTTTTCTTCGTTTGTACATTTACCATCTGCATTGTATCGGCAAGAAGCTAGATTGCATGTTTTATTTGTATAAGCATTATTCACATTATCAATCCATTCACGAAACGGAATATTGTTGATTGTAACATTGTCTAATGCTTCATCAGCTATCTCCTGTACCATTTTTCTGTACTGAAATTCCATCAATTATCGCCCCTTAAAGCAATCTCTCAATTTCTTATCGACATTTTTTCTAAGTCATTCTGGAATTGAATCATCTTTGCTTATACATGGTGTCTTTGTTAAATAGCCACCGGATATATCACCGCAAAATTTCTGTGATAGTGCCGCTCTAAACGCTTGCCTGTCTGCTTCATTATCTGCCACGACAACAGGTTTATCCTCTAAAGTGGAACAATCTATAGGCTTGCCATTTCTACCACCTATTTCGCGCGATTGTGCTTCTCTAAGTGCTTCACGCTCTATTGATTTAATTACTTCTGCCATGCTCATTGTAATACACCTTAAATCCTTTCATTGCATAATCAGAAACAGCCTTTTTCAGCTCCTCGTTGGTGGAATAGGTCTCCTTCAAAAGAATAGCCATGCCTTTTTTGCTGACCGCATAAATTCCAAACGGAACCTGTTTACTTGCAACATGTAAAACAGCTTTTAATTGTTCTGCCTTCATTTCATACACGCTATTTCCGACTGCCAGTTTCATTTCTCATAAACCTCTCAAAATCTTTCCTGCACTTAGGGCATAAATCAAGTTCAGTTTTACTTGTGAATAATACAACTTCAAACTCTTCAAGTATTTTATTCATAGCATTTTCTTTGGTTTCATAATCATAGCATTTTTGCTTTTTTCCCGAATCGTTCCAGTGCCTCTCCGAACTAGAGTTAGCTTAATTTCTTTTCCGCACCTATCGCAAGTGCGCCATTCTTTTTGATGTTTCATTATTCCACCGCCTTAATATCCGTCATACTTGTTTTGAGTTACTGCCATCCGTCCTGCACCATTTTCGGTTTATATTCATGCTCTGTGTATCCTTCTCCGTTGCAAAGGTCACATTCTATGCTATTATATTCATATCTATCACTGCATTCCCAATATTCAGCCACATTTTTTCTTATGGTAATTTTTCCAGAGCCGCCGCACTTGGGGCATTTGTATTTCCTATTTCCTTGAACTTTCTTCAAGACATCTTTCAATGTTGTGCTTTCTCCGTAATATGCGATTAGGCTTTTTATGTCATTTATCTTCATATTCTTACACTCCTACTCTATATGTTCTAAATATTTGCCAAAATCATTGTTAAAAGAAATATGATACTTAAAAAACCCACTTCTGCGACTTCTCTAATATTTTTGGCTTTCTTTATGAGCCATAACGATAAGAGATAGTAAATAAACAATGCTATTTTACACAATATCATTCTTCCGCCAACTTTCTACCGCATATAGGGCAATAGGCTATTTCCATTACCATTTCAACATTCATATCTTTACTGCTACACACCGCAAAAGGCGGGCATTTATTCAAGTCGCATGTAATTACAGGTTTATTTGGCAACTTATCAATCTTAAATTTGCCATAATGTGTTACGACAGGAAATTTTTCCTCGCAAAATTCACACATGCTTCTTATTTCTCCTTTGCCTTAAAAAGTGTATCAGGAAATGGAATACCTAAAAAATACATATTTGCGTACTTCCTAAATGTTGGTCTGCTCATGCCAGCCATTTTTGCAGCTTTCGATTGTGAACATCTGCCGTATGCGTATTCCGTCAATGCTTCTTGGAATAGTTTGGCATTTCGTGTCTTAACTCCCTTTGCCATAGAGACATCTCCTTATTTTTTGATAATCGGATAGACAGGAATCGAACCTGCATAACGATTTTGTTCGTTAGAGAGATTAGCAATCTCTTGTGATACCATTACACCATATCGGCAAAATATAGCAGCCGTAGCGTGACTGCTATATTGAAACTGCTTTTGTCGCTACCTTTGTACAGCTTCTACGGACTTTTTATACCGTTTACGGCGAGACTACTATGGCCTGTCGTAAGTTTAATCGGCAAGGTTGGGAATCGAACCCACGACAAATCAGCTATTAGCCGACTGCTCTACCACTGAGCTACATGCCAGTAATGAGGGCGAAGTCTAAGGAGTGGCAACACCCTCCGGAGATATAATTTGTATGTGCTGTAGGAAAAGAACTAACGAAACCTACAGCAAAGGGCATGTGAGGGATTGCACCCCACCTAAGACTCACTAATTTGAGTTGCCCTAGTTTAACAATTAATTAAAGGGGGTATATATGTCTACTCTGCCTATTACAGATGTCTTTACGACAGGTTGGTTTTCACGCTCGTGTATTGTGGGATTATACACGATTAAACCCTCACGAGCCTTGTGACGGCTCTTAACAGCTTTCCACTATGAGGGCGAAAGGAACTACTAAGTCCAATGTCGGGGAACCAAGTAAACCCCGAACAGGGCATGTTGGATTTGAACCAACGAAATGCGGGAATCAAAATCCCGTGCCTTACCGCTTGGCGAATGCCCTATATTTACTGCCACATAAATGCTATGGCAAGTATCTGACCGAACATTATAGCAATGCCAATGAGCCTTGTGGTAATTGTCTCTTTTTCGTTTAATGTAGCACTTGTCATTCCAAGCGCGATTAATGCCAGCCATACTGTTGTTGCAATTTTTAGTACAAACATATTTACACCTCGTTTTCTTTCAATATTGACTCGGTTATGCACATAAGAACCAAAAACACTATCGAAACAATCATTGAACATGAGTCGGAAAAGAGTATCGCATGAAACATACAGAACAACATCAGCCATGCAAAAATGCCTTTAATGAACATTGGCAAGTATCTGTCAGCAACCTTACTGAAAATCTTCCATCTGCGCTTAGGTTTAAGCTCTCGAGCCTTATCCGTATACCATGCCGCCTCGTGCATACCCTGTACAAAGTTTGTTAAGCTGCTTGCATGTCTAGCACGATACTTACACCTGTATGCAGTAATCTCACACCATTTAGCCACATCCTTAAGTCCGTAAATGTCAATCATTTCATCAATGCACTCTTTTCGGTCAGGCAAGTTGTAGTGACTAGGGTGGTTTACCATTTCGGAATTAATTTTGCTTGACTCAAATCCTGTTAATTTCATCGTTCTTAGCTCCTTTGCTGTTATATATTATATATAACTGATATTTTATCGTAATTGTATGTATATATATTATTATTGTGTATGTTGTTTAATTAATATATAGATTATGTTATAATAATAAATACCGCTTGGTATAATTGAAGTATGGGTAAAGGTCTTTTTGTTTTGGCGGATATTTTGGGGACTAAGTGGGGCGGTTTGTCGCTTTTCATATACACCCCCAGGGCACCCCGTACGTGCGCTGCTCAGCTCTCAAACATCAAGCATTTAAAATTGTATCTATTGCATGTACAATTTACTTACATGCTTTCAACTCTTCGCTAAACAACTGTTTTGTGAACAGTTATAATAATTCAACATCCCTCAAAGCCTTGTAAATCAAGGGCTTAGAATTGTGTATGTTGTATATACAATTACTTGGCATTATCAACCATGCTATCACTTGTTAACGCTTTAATATTCTGACTATTTGCCCCGCCTAACTGTGGTAATTGGTCCGCTGTGAGTGCTTGCTTTTGCCTGTTACTATCTGCCGTGTATGGGCTCGCCCATCCAAACTGACGATTGAGTACTGCTATCACTCCGACAGGGTTCTTGCTACCAGTGACGAGCTTATCGGAAAGACTTTCTTCCCTGTATTTTGCAAGTTTTTTGTATATATCCGAAGCCACCGAGCTTAATTTATTGCCATCACGCCAGGTGTATATAATACTATCCGGAATACCTGTTAACGTAGTATAACCAATAACAGATACTTCTTTATCGTATCTCATGCATAGATCATATATATATATATTTAATACATCCATGCATTTATCATAATCATAACTATTGCAATTACTAGGTATTTTATTGCCGTTTAAATTATAATTTACTGTACTTTTTAATACTCCACCTTTAAACACATTTTTATAAATAAAATAAAGAGCACTATTCCAAACTGCTTGGCTCTCTTTTTTCATGTCTTCAATGCCGTTTTCTTCGCAGAAAATACTAAGTTGTGCCATGATCTCATTGTCGTAGATTTCAATATCTTGTTGATTCGCTGCCATTTTCTGCACCTCCTTAAATCTTTAAAAAAAAATAAAAGCCCGCACAACCTAGAATTTAAATACTCTAAGCTGTACAGGCTAACCGGCATCTGCATATACACTCACACTTGGCAATAGTATGTTCCGCGCTTAAATTGTTGATGTAAATATACACCCTTAAAATATATTTGTCAAATAGATTTTAAAATATTACTGGCTGTATATATTTAACTCAATATATTTAATCAAGTATTATATATTATATATATATATTATTATATTTTCTTGTTTAATATAAATAAAAATAAAGGGGTTTAATAATATACACATCTATAAAGCCGTTAGGCTTTATTAATATATATACTATACTTACCTTACCTAACCTATACTACGGATACACTTTGTATACAGACCTGTATACATCATGTATACATTTTGGATACAATTATCATTTCCCCTTGTTTATTTTTCCGCTTTAGTAATTTTAAATTTGCAATAAAAAAGAGCCGTTCAAAAAAACGACTCTTAAAAACAATATTTAATTTTTAGTCCGGGCAATCCTCTATTCTCCAATTAGGCCTCATTCCTTGAGCTTCCCAAATAAGATACCCTCTCATATCGTCAATATCTTCGATTTCAGCCCATTTGCTATGCTCATCTTCAAACTCTGCGTTTGGCTCAAACCACGCTTTGACCTCTTCAAAGGTCTTTGGCTTACTATATTCGGCTCTGTTGTCTGCGTCAACTATTCTGTATTTCATACTCTTTATACCTCCAATAAATAGAACTTGCATTCTAGCTCGTCAATTTCTGCCTCGTATTCCTTGCCGTCAAACTCTAAATGCTTAATATAGCTATAACGTGGAGTTCTAAATTGTAGCCCTGATACCATGCTACCGACATATAAGGCATTTTCCGGATTATTCAAAATCTCTTTGAGCTTATCCGCAAACTCAATATTACATTTTTTCGAGCGGTCAACTAGTTCTTCATTCTCGTTTATTTCTGCCTCAATGTTTTTCATAAAAGCTCTAAATTTTGGAGTATCGGGATTGCCTCCAATTTCTCCATATATTTTAAATTCTCTCATAGTTACACCCCCTTATAATACTTTAATGTGGCATTTTTCCGGTACTTCTAAAACATCCACATACTCACAGCCGAATAGCTTTTCTGCGGTCTCTTTATCGTATGTCGGGAAATTATCGCCTTGAACCATTCCTAAAATTTCAAATCCGGCAAGCTTGCCACAACTATATGTTTTTTTAGTTATCAAAAAGTTTCTCATACTCTTTATACCTCCAATAAAAATAAATTGTTTCTTTGCTACGACATAACTATAACATTTTGTGCCTTGTATGTCAATAGTTTTTTGTGCCTTATTTTAATATTTTTTCTTCACGCTCTAATTTTTCGGCTACTGCTAATTTAATAAAATCGTTAGCACTATATTTCAATGCTTTTATGCGGTCTTTTGTGCCTTTTGCAAATCGGCAGTTGACACGCTCGAATTTATCATCATATTTATAGTTGGCTTTTCTGCGCGCTTCTGTGGTCTTATATTCCATATATTTTTCACCTCTTTTATTTATATAGTTACATTCATTATATATTTTTGTGCCTTGTAAGTCAAGTAATAATAATTGCTTCTATATAATAGCGTTTTAAATATTTTTGTGCCTTGTATATACTGCATAATAGTTTTATTGTTTTGTGCCTTACATTTTGTGTATTTTGTCAATTGTTTTGTGCCTTACATTTTGATATACTTTAGTCAAGTCGAAAGACAAGGAACAAAATAAAAAGCCTGTCGCAGAGCTGACAACCAAACGACAGGCACCAAACAAAAAATAATTGAAAGGTGAACCGATTATAGCACAATCGGTGAAATGGTGCAAGATTATGAGCAAGGAAGTATTAGAGAGATTAAAAGAGACAAGAAAAGACTATAAGGCAATGATTGATTTTTGCTGTGACGATTTAGTGTTAAACAATGACATCATGCCAACTTTAATTTCAAGCGGTTTTGAGTTTGATATTTATTGTGGTACTGACTACAACGAAGAGGACGATTATTATTTGGATGTATTCCAGTATTTTATCATCAATGATAGCAGCGCCGAAAGATTGAGCGAATACACTAACGAACTCGTTTATTATTGCGAGCCTTTAGACCTTTATATTTTAGGCGTAACACATTTTGGCACACCTTGGGACGGAGTTCCGGCAAGTTGGAAAGACGACAACGACAACGAGTAATTAGCATTTAAGCCGGTGCAAGTTCACCGGCTTTATATTAAAGAGGTGGGAAAAATGGAAAAATCAAGAATTAATTTTAAGAATTACGAAATTGTAGACAGTGGCGCAAAATTCTATAAAAGTAAAGACAGTGAAGAAGGCTTTTATCATGTTTGCGATGAATACGCGCCGGGCGGTACTCGTTTACTTGAATTTATGCCGGAAATATACAGGCATGATATAAGTGTTAGTTTTTGTCAGACCATAAACGGACATAGTGCAATTCAATCTATCAAATTTTGCCCAATTTGTGGCAAGCAATTAACATATTAGGGGGCACAATATGAGAGATTTTATCGAGCTTTTAAAGGCCTTCGGGCTTTTCGTGTCGTGCCTTGTTATTGGGTATGGCGGTTTGTTTTTATTTTTTTATTAATTTGCAATTAGTAAGTTACATATTTCAACAAAAAGCCGCATAACTCAACTGATACTATCGACTTAATTTTTATTTAACTAGGAGGGATAAGAGCATGACAAGAATTGAAAAAATGAGAAAAGACGGATATCCAAAAATTATAAAAGGTAATGGAGGATATAGAGCATATTTGAAAGATATGCAACCCTTAGGTGGTGGTGATTATATGGCTATATATCGTTATCCCGGCGGGGAATGCTGTCACAGCCTAGAAGAGATACAAAAATGCTTTGAAATCATCGAAAAATAAGGGGGGTGATATTGGAATAATTCACGAGCTAATAGCAATACTAATTAACATGGTGTATTCTAGCCGGTTCGAGTCCGGCTATTAGCTTTATATATAAGGCTTTTCAGGCTTTATATTAATCAATTCAATATTTTTTATTGGTGCTTTTATACGGCTTTACGGCTGTATATATTGTACTCCGTCCGCGCGTCCGGTAAATAATCGCGTCAAGAGGTCTTATAAATACCTTTATATTTATATCAGGCTCAAGAGGTGCAACGCCTGAAAAAATAATTGTGCGCCCTTATAGGTGCTTTGCGTTATACACCTAATAAAAACAGATTAACGCACGACAGACCGCGAGAGGGTCAAAAAGCAACTATAAACCATGCACGAATAGAAAAGAGGGTTAATGAATGGATAACGAACTAAAAAGCCTTGACGCTGTAGAACATGAAATAAAAGCACGCTACAACGGCAAATATACAGATGTATTAGGCTATCAGGCAAGCGAGCGAGAAACACGCAAAGCGATAACAAACATTTTTAGAGCTGTCGCGGATCATGGCACGTGTGACGATGTTCTAACGCTCATTAGTGGCAAAGAATACCGGCGGACAGCTTTTATTAACTATCTACAGCATGAGAACTATATAAGCCCTATAATTAAGGCTTGTTATAATTAGGGGGTGTATATATGAGATATGAGTATCTAGGAAAAAAGGAAATATATAAGCGCGTTCAGGCCTTAGGCTACGAGATGCCAAAAATAAGCGACTTTGATTATATCAAGTATGATTGTATAGAATGGATGGAGTCGCGCGAGTTAAAAATTACAGTTCAAAGGTCTGGAGAATGGTTGCAAGTTGTCGAAAAACATGCGCATGTTCACCCGGTCACATTGTTTTGCGACTATGTAGCCGGGGAATATGTCACGCGCTACCATTAGGGATATTTTATATCCCTTTTTAGTGTGCTTTCCGCTCTGTACTGCTGCACATTGACAAATTAACAAAAATATTCTATGATTTTATGATATATACACTATAAAGCCGTGTATTTGACGTTTTAAGGGCTTTTAAGCATACTAACATGTATTTTATCAAGTACGTTAAAATAAGCCGAAAATTGAGCCGTTTACAATGCTTTGCGATATAGTTGTAGAGGTTCGAGCCGTCAAGCCGTGGCGGGTGTGACATGCTACAAGTCAAGCGCACCAACTCATGGAAAATGTTTGAATTTTCAGAAAACTTCACTCAATTAAAGTGAGGTGTGAGTTCTTTGCAAGTTCTCGACAAGTTTTTGTAAAATTTTGCAAACGGATTTTTGAAATCGAAAAATCTAAAAGGTACGGGGGTATCAAAATATTTTAGGATTTTTTAGGATTTTGAATTTTGAATTGCCAAAAAATAAATGCTCTTAGCACTGTAGTCGCTCTCTCCTAGCTTCTCAATCAATTTCTGCCGTGTCATTTCCGGATTAGTCCGGTGTATATATTCTAATAGCCTGTATATTTTATCCATATTTCTGCTCCAATAAATCAAATATTTTGTCAGCTGTGTATACAATATTCCGTCCGTACAAGCTCATAAAGTCTGCGATTATTTCCTCTGTTTCTATGTCAATGTCACAGCCATATGAGAATGAGTACACATGCACTAGCTCGTGACATAGTATCTTGTCAGCCATGTAATCAGACACATTATCAGCTATCGTTACTGTCTTGGTTGTGTTGTCGGTTACTCCTAAACTTATAGTGCCGTCAGACCGCCTTAATTCGCTTGATGTGGGCTTTTTAAATTGTATGTGCCACAATATATCATTAACATTAATAAACATCTGCATGCCCCTTTCTCATTTAAACTCCTCGAAATCGAGTCCTTTAAAAAATGGCTATGAGCATTACTACCCATAGCCTTAATAATTACAGTTTTGACGCAAGATTGCTCATTTTGGTGCGCAAAAGATTGCGTTCATCAGGCGTCATGTCATTTAAAAGCTCTGATATATCTCCGCTCAATTCACGGATATACATGTCAAGGGCTTTCATTTTATGCTCTTTGTCTTCCGTAGAAGCTCCTTTGTGCATTTCCTTTGTCTCGGTATAATGTCTCTTTGCTCTGTCATAATTGCTTTCACTCACATGTGGTGCAATCGGTTCAGAGTAGTACATCTTGCCTCTGCCTTTATCCATGTCACGCATATACTCCATGTCGTTGTAGTTTACCGGCATGTGATAGTATGGTGGTTCGGTATATCCTCTGCGGATTCCCCTACCTTTTGGCGCAAATCTGCCGTTTGCATAGCGGTATTCATCATAGTATCTTCTGCCACCCTCTTCGCCGTATTCGTCTTTTAAGGCTCTAAGTAGTTCCTTATTGTACTCTTCTTCCTCTTCGTCAGCTTTCTTCATAGACTTAACGATAACAGCCTTGTACTCTGCTTCGCATAAGTCCTTAATCATATCGACTGCTTCGCCCATTTCCTCTGTACTGACATTCTCAACACCCTTATCAAGTTCGCATAAGGTTTTCTCTGTAAGACATTCAATCATTTTGTGCATTCTTTCAATGTGCATACTCACACCTCCTTACGCTTCACGGACAGCAATTAAGTTACTGTTCTGTACCTGTATAGCCTGTGTAGATGTATTCTGCACTGCTACAGTACTGCAACAGTTACAAGGCACATCCACGTATGCCTGTGCAGAGACGTTAAACATATTCAAAACTGCTGCCGGAGTAACTATCATTTTTGTAGACTGTAAAGGCTCTCCGTCTACTGCAATGGCAAGTGAAATGGCTTCTACTGTGCCGCCTGTAGGTATTTGAATGTTGCCGGAATACGATACTAAAAATCGTGCCTTGCATTGATTAGTAATACCTCTTAGCTTGATAATTCCACTTCCAGTCCTGTGCATGATACATTTTGTTCCGTTTACGGCTGTCTCTGTAAATGCCACATCTTCTCCGGCTGAAACAGTCTGTAATGCGATTCCTGTTATTTCCATTATTTTTACCTCTCTTTCACAAAATAAAGGCAAACATTATAGTCTGCCCTTTATCTTCCCGACATTTGTGTCGGTAACATCAAGTAATACTGTTTAGCAGACATAATCTCGACTAACTCTCGACTAAACTTGGACTAATCCTCGACTAAAAATGGTTTTTAATCGGTTTAGATTGAGTTAAACTCAATTAAGATACTCAATTATTTATTTTTGCGTAGCTGCTACTTTTAGCAGCCACATCCGGTATTGCAACCACAGCCGTAAGCATATCCGTAAAGGTTGCTTGCTGGGAATGATGGAACCGGTGTAGGTCTTACTGCGTCAATTATCTGATTTGTCTGCGCTGCCATTGTGGTAGTCAAAAGTGCATTCTGTCTATCCTGTGAAGCAGCTCTGCGTAAATCATTGTTCTCTGCCTGTAATGTAGCTATCTTGTCATTAGTCAGGAAATCAAGAATAGCTCTCGTTCCTGCCTGCTGACTGTCAATAATATCTCTTGTATTATTGTTCATTGTGTTCTGTAAAGCGCAAGTGTTGGTTGCCATATTGTAGTTTACACCCTGAATGGCTTCTCTTGTCTCACAGCAACAGTTAGCAAGCTGTGACTGTAAAGCATTGGTATTCTGCATATTAGCAACTGTATCAGCGTTAATAGCCTGCTGAATGCCATAGCCGGTCTGCATGATATTTGTGTTAATACCATTAAAGCCTGTGAGCATACTGTTGTTCATAGCATAAAAGCCATCACAAAGTCCGTTGGAAATGCCATCTAACTTACTGACAACTGTCTGGTTGTCAAAACCTCTCTGAATTTCACTGCCGACACCGCCATTCATTCCGTTTCCTCCGAATCCGTTACCGAATCCACCCCATCCGAAGATAGCAAAGATAACGATAATAAACCATAACCATGAGCCTTCTGCGCCCCATCCGTTGTTATTTCCGTTTCCGTCAATGTTCGCAACAAGCGGAACGGATGCACAATTACCTGTGTTAAACATAGAATTTACCTCCATAATTTATTTTTATATACATAATCTTGCAAGAATTAGTATCACATTCCTAATTGACTTTTAAACGACTCAAAAGCCTTATCTGCGTCAATTCCCTTTTCTTTGCACAAATTCCTAGCCATCTGTTCAATGCCCTTGGAATCTCCCTTTTGAGCCATCTGCATAGCATTTCTGGCCATTGGATTGCTCATTACACTGTTATTCCCCACTATTTGTTGCAAAAACTGCTGTGGGTTTCTCATGCCTTGTAACATCTGCATAGGATTCATTAAGACTCACTCTCCTTTTGCGTTCTTGAAGCTCTTCTCTGTGTTCCTAAAGATTTATCAAATCTATCCTCTAACTGCCCTATCTTCTCTGATAACTCTTCAAACTTATTCAGAAATAGCTGTGTGCTTTCGTCTGATAGGGTAAATTTGGCATTTTCTGCATTAGCCATAGAATTTACTGTCTGATTATCTTTAGGGGCTGTGTAAGGCTTATACACAATCGTATTGATAGTTCCGTCAGCATTCCAACCCTTAACATATATCTCCGACATATCCTGCTTCGGGAAAAATGCCATTGAGCCATCCATAGGCACTTCATTAGCGTTAATATTTTCAACTGCCTGCACAATTCTTCCATTAATGCCTGCTATCTGCTGTGGCATAGGCTGTTGATTCATCTGCATAGGCTGCTGTTGTAAGCTCTGCTGATAATTTTGCAAAAAGTTCATTCTATCCATATACGGATTTTGAGATTGCACATAAGGATTATTCATCATAGGTGCCTGATAAGGATTGTTCATTGTCTGCCTCCTCTAAAACTTCCTCTATTGCTTTAATGACAAGGGATAATGTCATTAGGTCGATTTTTTGTAACTCACTTTTAGCAAATATTTTTTCTCTTACATCATCATCAAACATAACATCATCTCCTTATACCTAAATTGTGGCATAAAAATAGAGAAGAGCATTTCCATGTTCTTCTCTATTTATTGTCATGCCATTTTCTAAGTATGGCTTTCTATGCGGTCTAATTCGGCTGTTACGGCTTGTGAAACAAACGAGCTTACGGATTTGCCTGTGAGCGCTTTAATTCGTTCCTTAGTGCCTTTAGGTAGCAATATAGAGGCTCTATCAAATTTAGCGTCATACTTCTTAATTGCCTTTTCCGTATATGTTGGGATCTTCGACATAAATATCTCCTTTCTATTTCCATTTTCACATTCAAGATATGCATCAGCTTGTATACGAGCTTCCACAATTTCAACTTCTAATTGCTCACATATACTATATACATTTGTAACTGTTTAAGGTAAAAATTGTTTCATTTCATTCGCTAAAGCTTGAATTTTATTCATGAACATTTCTCTTCTTTCGAATTGCATCTAAAATTGCGCTATCTTTCTCATAATTTTGAGTAGATGTATTCCGATCAGTAATTGCTTTGTCAGGTTGAATTAAACTCTCAAGATTTTTTCTTAGAAATCTCCATTCTCTTCCAAATTTTGTTCCCTTTAATCGCCCACTTTTAATCA